CGGTGCCTGCTGCGGTGCCTGCGGGAATGCCGGTGCCTGCGGGAATGCCGGTGCCTGCTGCGGTGCCTGCGGGAATGCCGGAGCCTGCTGCGGTGCCTGCGGGAATGCCGGAGCCTGCTGCGGTGCTGCAGCGGCGCCTTCCCGCGGCTTCGACAGCAAGAACGTCTTGGCCTTCGCCGCCAAGACCAACATCCGACTGGCGTCGTCATTGTTCCAGCGCAGGAATGCGTCGAGGTCTGCCATCTGCTTCACGATCTGGTCCACCCACGCCTGATCTTTCGGGTGCGCCTGCGGCAGAAACGTTGACACATACTCCACATCCTGCGGCCGTTTCCCCTTGATCTTTTTCGTCACGGAGACGAGCACCCCCCGCATCGGGTTCGTAATATCCCCGACATGGGGGGACATCATCTGCAGCGTCATCCAGTTCCGGAAAGACTGCGGGAACTGAACCAGCGTGACCGTATCGTCACCCCTGGGTCCGTTCCACGGCAGCGTGCACTGCGTGTACCACTTCGCGCGAGCCACAGACTGCCCGAGATCGAGATCAGGCCGGACGGCCTGAATCTCGTTGAGGTCCGAACAGCCCTGGCACACCAACCCGGCCTCCGGGTATGTCAACTGCGGGCAGCGGCACGGCTCCCGCTCAGCGCCGTAGAAATGCGTGTAAACCATCTTGCCCGTCGCGCCCGCAGCGTTGTACGCCCACAGCAGCCGAAAGACCTGCTCCCCCTCGACCCAGTCGTACCGCGGCAGACCGTCAGAATTGAACGCTGCCGCCCTCTCCTTCGCCGCCTGCGCTTCCTGCGCTACTGCATTCATGTTCGGTGCGAAATACTGCTGTACCATGCTGGTATCCCCCTATGCCTGTGTCAGTTGTGTGACATACGCTCTATGCACGGCTGCAGCACGGAAGAATGTGCTCTCCCGCCCGGAGCGCCAAACTTCCAACTGCTGCGTCGGTTCTACTTTCTTGGGATTCGCATACTCAGGATACGCACTGAGTTCATGCATGAACCAAGAACGGAGGTTATCTGTGTCAAACGTCTTGACAGTCACTTCGGCCGCAGCGCCGGGGAACCCAGACTCGATGTACACCTTCAGAAGCCCGGCATACACGCGCAGCCATCGAGTTCGGCTCACGACGCGGACAGTCCGTCTTGTCCGCCACCAAATAGCCCCCGCTTCGTCGGGCGAATGCCGCACCTCAGCGTGCCCGACGTTCGGCACTAGCGCCCGCGGGTCACACCACGCGTACCCGACACTATTCACCGAACAACGCGCCCCGACAAACGACTGGTGAGAGCCGGAGTCTTTCAGCATGTGATCGATAATCCCGATCGTGTGGCACACAAACCGGATCTCAGCATTCGCCGGGTCAGGGCCGCAACGTTCGACCAGCCACCGCAGATGCCCCAAGCGCTCTGTCAACAACTGAAGACCCCAAGCCGGCAATTCCTGCACGACCAAGTCCCCGCTATCCGACGGCGGGAAATGGAAGGGTACCCATACGCTCGCTGTCTTATGCTCGGGAGCCTCCCAGTACGCGTAATCCTGCGTCGGGGCCAACGACACATACCTGCACGGCAGCGCAGCCCGTGTAAGGCATACGACCGGCGGTACCAGGCCCGGCAGATAATCATCGACCGCCTGCGAAGCCCAAGCGATCTCCGCAATCAACGGCTCAGGAATGCCCGCCTTACGACAGACCCAAATCGTCCCGAGGTAGTGATCAGGGAACTGCATCAGACCCCGCCCTCTCGCCGTCTATTGCGACTGATCTCGATCAGGAAATCCTTACGATCAGTCAACAGATTCCGGACAGACCACGCTGCGTTCTTCACCGCCTCCAACTGGATCATCTGCCACTCCCAAGAGTCGGCATCGGCACGATCAGCAGCAGCGGACTTCACCTCGTCATTTGAAATCCGCGACCCGGCGGAGCTATACTCCTTCCGCATCGCCCGAGCATACTGCCGCTCCGACTTCTTGGCGCTGTACTCAATCTGGCGCAGTTTCGTTCCGGCTTCGTTCAGGACGGCACACACGCCCGCGAATGCCTCGCCGTGGTGCACGAACTCAAACGAGTCCATCTGCGTAGAATAGCCGCAGCACAGGACGGCGTACAAATGGTCGAACAATTGTGGGTGGGGATGAACACCCACCTGCACCGCCCCGTCGAGCAACTGGTTGATCAGGATTTCCTGCGCCGTCTGCGACATCACGCCCCCCTACAACCGCACATATACCACTACATCGAAGTAAACTGCACCTGCGCACAGAGAGAGCCATCAGGAAGCGCCGCTGTCTGCACCTGTCGGAATGTCTCCCACGCTGACACTACAGCGCATACGGCATCCACCTTTTCGGCCGGACCAGTCAACGTCATGGTAAGGTTCGGGAAATCGAACTCAGCCGGAACCAACTTGCCCCAACTGACACCGACCTCCGGGTCCGCCTTCAACGGGCACACAATCCACGGCCAACGAATCGGAGGCATTATCTGCATCTCGCGGATTGCCAGCTTCGCGGCGTACAGCAGTTCATCGGGCGCGACGGACGATAGAACCGAGTCATGGATGAAGCCGAACAAGTACGATTTGAGTTCTGCCGTTTGCATTTCCCGCCACATGTGGATGATCGCATCAGCGGTAATATCGGACGCCGTACCCTGCACGGGAGAATTGACCGCGATCCGCGCCGCTTTAGCGGCCTCTTTCTTGTTATCGCTGTACACCGTCGGCACAGGCCGTCGTCGGCCGGTGGACAAGTTATAGACGTACCCGTGTTTACGAAGAAACGCAGTCATCAGATCGATGTACGTGCGGATGCCGGGGAACTCGGTGAAGATCGAGTCTATCAACGATTGCGCCTCCGATTCCGTGATCTGAAGCACAATAGCGATAGCGTAAGCCGACCGCCCGTAAATCAGGCCGAATACCACGGTTTTCGTGATCCGCCGTTGTTCCTTCGTGACAATTTCAGGCGCGACGTGAAAGAGCCTAGCCGCTGTCATCCGGTGAATATCAGCACCAGACGCGAATGAGGCCAACAAGTATTGATCGCCCGAAAGACAGGCCAACACCCGCAACTCACACTGGCTCTGGTCCACACTCAAGATCAGACCGAGGGGAGCGTCAGGCACAAAAGCGTCCTTCACACCGTACTTCGCTGGAAGCGTGTGCAACGACGGTTCACTCGCTGCCGTCCGACCTGATGCAGTACACCCGATCCAATACGTCGTGTGCACACACCCGTCTGACCCGATATGTCCGGGAAGCGGCTTCAAGTACATCTTGTAGATCTGGTTCTCATGGGCGTACTCGCCGTACCGCCCTAGAAACTCCACAGCCGCCTGCCAGATGTCCTGGTTTGGTGAACCGTCTCGCGTACGCGCGATGCAGTACAACAGGGCGTGCTCGCGGTACTTGGCTGCAGCGGAGTAGCTGGTCTCTTCGCCGCCGTCCTTTGTCTGCCGCGTCTTGATCGCATCCTCGTGTGGCGGAATCTGCAACACCTCGTAGAGCAGGAAGCGCAAGTCTCCCGACGCAGCGGGGCGAAACTTGGCCGGCCGTTTCTTCGTCACCAACCCGCGCTGCTCCAAGTGCGCAGCGAACATAGCAGCAAGCGGCGTGCTGTTGAACCAAATCTCGAAATCGTCCAGAGCGCGGCGAAAAGTCAGCAATGAGGCGTCCAACACAGTGCGGTCTACCCGCACGCCGCGAAGCTCCATGTCCGACATCGGCAGGATTTGATCCAGCACCAACGCGCGGTAACCCGGCAACGTGCCTTGCTCCACCAACCGCCGCTCCATGACACCAGTCAATTGCCACGTCTTGTCAGCATCCCCGCACGCATAGTCCACTAACGTCTGCACGGGCACCTGCTCCAACTGAGCGTACCCTTTCAGTTTACGGAGTGCCGCTTTCATCTCGTGCTTATGTGCAAACTGGCGTAGATGGATTGCAGCCAAACTCTCCAAGTCATGCGGCGTCGTATCCCCGTCCAACCAGTACGACGACAACAGCGTATCGTGTTGAATGTGCCGCACCTCAATCCCAGCGAGACACAAGATCTTCAGATCGAACTTCAGATTCTGGTTTGACACAGGAACATCAGTTAACAGCTTGTTCATCAATGATCGGACAGTGTCCCGCCATGCCGGAGAACAGCCTGGAATAGCGGCATGATCCCAAGGGACGAACACGGCCTTACCCGGCCCCCACGACAGCCCGAACCCGACCATCCGGTCTTCGAGCCCCAGACCAAGACCCTCGATGTCGATCACCACGTACCCTACGGTACCGAACAAAAACTGTTCGCGCAGAGTATCGACCAACTCCGACAATACCTCCGTTCCCCGGTAACCTGGTTCGATCATCGTGTAGTGCATCTCAGCGGCGCCCCCATCCGCCAACTCTCGGGCACGGATTAGATCAGCCAGAGCGATTGATGCGTACTGCTGTTTTTTCTTCTCGTCTTGCCCGTACAGCGTTGCTGCCGGGTGATACGTTGCCAGTACGGGTACTGCCGGTACTTGCGGACCGACCTGCATCAAATACGCGTTACCCGGCTCCAACGACAGTACGTGCTGCCAGTCCAGTGTGAAGTTCCGCTCCCTCGCTGTATGAACAGCCTTCAGCCCCGTGAAGTAATGGATCGCTGTCTCGCCCACGGCGACAATGACTTTCGGCTTAATCCGCACTAGGTCTTCCCACAGTTGCTCGTGGCACCGCAGGATGGCATCTTGCGGCGGCTTAGCAATGTGCTTGATCTGTTGGCCTGGCCGCTGCACATAGCCGGGAAAACACCGGATGACATTAGTAATCCAAGCGCGCTGGTGCAAGCCAGCCTGCTGCAACCACGCATCTAACCGCTCTCCAGCTTTCCCGACGAACACACGGCCGACCCTGTTCTCCGACGGACCAGGCGCCTCACCGACGATCAACACATCAGCAGCGTCCGGTCCACGGGCAGAGCAAGCCCGCGCTGTCTGAGCCAACGGACACCCGTAACACCTGCAACGATCAGACATCAGTTCTCCACGTCAGCCCGACCAGCTTTCCATTCACGATTTCCACCGTAGCGGGGCGCTCGCACAGAATCACCGTGCCGGGCATGATCCACATGGCGAAGCACGCACCCGCTATCTCCTGGTGCAGCCGGAGCTTTTCCGCAGCCTCCGGCGCGTACTCCACCAGCCGCGCCCCGTACCCGTAGAATGCCAGCCATCCCGAGTCCCAGAGCGAGGCCCAGAGCGAGTCACTGAGCGAGGCCCAGAGCGAGGCCCAGAGCGAGTCACTGAGCGAGTCACTGAGCGAGGCCCAGAGCGAGGCCCTGAGCGAGGCCCTGAGCGAGGCCCAGAGCGAGTCACTGAGCGAGGCCCAGAGCGAGTCACTGAGCGAGGCCCAGAGCGAGTCACTGAGCGAGGCCCTGAGCGAGTCACTGAGCGAGGCCCTGAGCGAGGCGCATTCCGCCGCCCCCGCCTGCGGCGTCAGCACCCACACCACGCCATCAACTTTGACCCCCGCGATCCTGGTCAGCTTGCGGACGGTGGCCTCCGCCCGAGGCCGGTCCGCGGGCTCCGTGCTCGTCGCCGCGCGAAATGCCGCGGCGCGGTACTCGATCAGTGCCTGCTCCTGTTCCGCTGTCAGTTTGTTTATCATCGTACCCCCCGAGTATCACTCCACCACTTCACCGATCTGTCCCTCCACATGCGGACAGACGGCAGCAGCCAGGTCCAGCCGGACGTTACCTCCGCTATTCTTCAGGGCCAGAAGTGCCCCACGGCCGTCCGCCAACAAGACGATCGCCCCGTCGTCAAGAATGAGCATGTAGTCTACCGCTACTTTACCAACATAACCCAGTGCCACGAACTGCACGTCACCCGCCGGCGTCAGCGCCCACACCACACCGGGTTTCAGCGTGATGCTGCGAAGATCCGTAGCAGGAAACACAGACACCCGCGTGGACAACGGCGCACGCAGAACTACCAGAGCGCTGTTGCTGGATATTCTGCCCGGAGGCGTCAAAGACACCAAGTGCGACGGAGTATAAAAAACCGAACATGCCAGTATGCGCCCATCAGTAGTCATTACGTTTTGATGCACCGGCACATACCACGTGAACCCGGCCGTACCGTCTTTCCGCCCGAGCACTACAGCGAATTTATCACAGTCGGCACACGAAACAACTGTACCGGGCACGCCCGGCTGAACACCCTGTGCGTCAACGGACCAAGTCTTCATCGCCGCCCTCCTGCACTACATATACCAAAGCGGCGGCAATCTGCCGAAACGCGATATTCACCCTGTACTGCGACACACGCAGCCGACGAGCCACCAGTGCAGCCGACAGCAATGACGTTCTATGCGCACCAGCGGCACGCTCCTCGTCTGTCACCTCGGGCCGCAAAAGATGAACGTCCAGCACAGCCAGAGCCAGAGGGTGAGGCTGCAGCCTGCGACGCAGAGCGCGAAACACACGCGCTACCCGCCACCGCCGTTCGGCGGCGTCCCATTCTTCATCCGGCCCCATGCCAGATGCCGGGGGACCGCCGCCCTCGTCTGCCGCAAGCGGCGTGTCTACCCGCGGGTCACGGGCAGGCCACAACCGGTACCGCAGTACCCGCGTCATCCGCCTGTCTGCCACCGTAGTCTTCAGCCGAGACAAACCGTCACCATCAAGACCGGGGCAACGCTGCAACACCTCCGACACCGCCAGCGCAGCTTCCTGCTCCAGATCAGCCGGTTCCAGATCGTGCACGGAAGGAAAACGTGCAAGCCTACTCCGCGCCATTGCCGAATACGAATACATGCCGCCCCCCCTGATCAGAGTTCGATCCCCGCTCGATTGCACACGCGCCGCGCTGCTTCCTCAAACCCGAACCACGCCAGCAGGTTCTGATTCTGCTGGTCCAACGCCAGCGGGTCTTCCGAGTCCCACTTCTCAGCGAACAACGCTGCTGGACACGACTCTCCGGCGCAAGACAGCAGTTCGGCCAGCATTCGGTTGATCTCCGCCTTGTGCGTCCCGTAAAACAGCACGGTGTCCTCGTAATAAACCAGAGTGTCCACGATCCCCGACACACAGCCGTCCCGCGCCAAATCGGCAGCAACCGACTGTACGTCGCCGTCCCGTTCCTCCGCCTCTTTCCGCAGCCACTGAACAACGACATCTTCCAACTTCGTTTCTGCCGTCAATTCGTTCGACATCGTCTTCCTCCGATTTCCTGAATTATCCGACCTCGACGACGAGTACCTTAACGATCCGCACTACGCGGTTGGCATCATCCCAGGCCGCCCCACCAGCTTTCCGGTACTTCCGAATCTGCAGGTTGCAACCCGCCCTGTCCACGTCAAGGGCAGAAACGTCCAGCCAAGTGTGACCATCATCCTCACACTTCCTGATAGGGACATACGCCGTGATTGAATGAATGAGCGGCATTCTTCTCACCCCACCTGCGTCAAAAGACGCGTTTTCGGGTTGAACCAGCCGTGGCGACGACCGACACCGGCGGCCCCCAGGGTCACAAAATCGAAGTAGCACTGTTCGGTCGGATTCGGATCAGGGTCGAAGAACGGACGGACGATCTCGAACGACTCTCCAAGATAAATGGCGTGAACCGTGTACAGCGCACCACAGCGCGTACACTTGACTACGCTCCTCGTCTTCGTACCGTTACCGGGATCAGTCGCCAGCTTACATGCACAGGCAGGGCATCCATCCGTCTTCATCGGCATCGCCTCCGGTTATCACCCAGCCCGATTACCATGCAATCAGCGTGCCAGTCAAGCCCTATTTTTCGTAACCAGCGAGAACCAAAGCAAACTGATTACCCGTAACAGAAGTGAGACAGCACCTATTGTGTAGCACGGTGAAACATGCGCCTCAGAATGAGCGTCGCAGAAAACAACACCTGCTCGACCGGAACCGGGGGAGTTTCAGTACTGGCACACGCGACTGCAAAACTCTGAGCATCCAATTCCGCACCAACAAACAAGACCCCCGACAACATCGTCATGGCCGGCACGCCATGAACGCACGAATGAACTCCGCAGCGAGCGGCGGCACTATTGCGTTTCCGTACGCGCGCAGTTGCCCCGTGCGACCGGGCCTGACGGGAGCGATCGGGCTGACCGAGCTTATGCAAAATCGGCCTCCACTACATATACCGCACCCCGCTTTCTCTTCGTCAGAAATGGATTCCCATGCTTTTTGAATCTCTGATAGTGTCGTGGGCACATCCCCGCCTTGACTGAGGTAACGCTGCAAAAACGACAAGGCGGCTTCGGTTTTGCCGTCTCCCGTCGCAAGCGCCCATGCTCTTTCATGTGACACACAAAACACACGGGCGTCAGGTTGTCCGGGGCATTGTTCATTGGGTTGCCGTCCGCGGGATGTACGTTCAAATTGCGCGCAGTCCCGCAGTCCCGGCAATTCTTCCCGACGTGCTTTGCTGCCTGTCTCCGGTATGCCTTCGGCGACTCTACCTTGATCCTCCCCATCTGCCACGACGCCATGCATCTCCTGTCGCAGAACAGCCGCTGGTTGAATACCGAAAGATCCTCCAACCTCAGCCCGAACACCTTCCGCATCATACGCACAGCGCATTGCTTGCAATATTTCTCTGGAGTTTCCTTCTGTTTGCGCCCCATACATCACCCCCGTTTCCCTCTGGCAGGTGCCAATTGAGTCCATTGTATGGGCAACCCCATCAGATAGCAGACGAATTCTGGGGCGAGTCGGGCGAGACTTTCCGTCCCGGCAGGAAAGCCATTCGATGTCGGACCAGGGGCCTGCGCCGCCTGCCGGGGCAACTGGTCGAGTCGTTCCCGCCCCGTCCCGTCCGGGTTGATCCCCGTCGTCGCCATACCCGGTGTGTCCTTCCAGTCTCTGCTGCTTGGCGTTGTCCAGCCGACCAGTTGCACCTGGTCCTCCAGGTTCCGCACATCTCCCGGCTGTACCCGATTCCCGCCCGCGTCGCCCCGTGCCCGCGGCGTCTGCCAGCCGACAAACTTCACAGCGTGCTCCAGGCTCGCCGTGTGTTTCTTCCCGTCCTGCGTGCGCCCCGTGGCATCCATCTTGTCCACATCCATCGTTCGTCCGCCGCTTGGCGTGTTGGGAGTCGGCCACCCAGTACAGCCGCTGCCGGATGTGCGGTGCGCCGACGCTACAAGCTGGAAGTACCGTCGCCCCGCAGGTGTAACCTTCTCCTTCCAGGTCGTCGAATACAAGATCGAGCCAACCCCCTCCAATTGCTGCTCCAACCTGCTCGCCAAACACAGTGTCAGGCTTGCACTCGCGGATGAGACGGTAGAAGTCTGGCCAGAGATGTCGGTCATCACACACTCCTCTCCGATTGCCTGCAACAGAAAACGGCTGACAAGGAGCCGAGCCGGTCCACACGGGGCGTCCCTCGGGCCAACCAGCGAGATGCAGGGCCAGCGGCCAACCAGCGATCCCGGCAAAGAAGTGGCATTGCGTATACCCGTGCAAATCTGCGGGGGAAACCGTCTGTATCGGCCTGTCGTCGATGTCGCCCAACGGTATGTGCCCCGCCACCATGAGGTTCCACAGCCACGCGACGCAGTACGGATCAATCTCGTTGTAGTACGCGACCACACTTCACCGATCGACCGAGTACAATAGCACAGCACAATCGACACATATGCCGGGAGCAAACGTCACCATACCGGAAACAACAACGTCCGGTATGACCGGACCGACGGACGCTACCGCAACATCTGAATCAACACCGGCTATCGCGCGTCTGAAACGGATCACACACCCCCACAACCCGCCACCGATATGCGTCAGCCGCTCCCTGCAAACCGGGAACGGAGCCGGAAACCCCCCAGCGAGCACCAGCGCCTCCTCGGCAACACGCGCATCATTCGCGGCGCCGAGGCTGTCCGCCAGTATCTGAGTTGCCGTAGCGACAGATAGACGGGGAGACAAGCGCACGCCCTGCAAGAGGAGAGAAAGCGCAATATCCAATTCCGGGAACACAGGCCCGCGCCGAGACCAATCGCTCATACCCGCACCTTCGAGTAGACGATCACCTGCTCGTAGTCGAACACACCGATCTCACGCGGGCGTACCCGTCCGTCCAGATGCCGCACCTGAAACACGATCTCAGGCGCCGCTGTATCGGGCAACCGCTTGATCACCCGGCAAAGTCCACCAGGCCACGACCCCATCGGTACGGTTTCTACCAGCACACCAATCAGTCGGTGCCTGTAATGGCAGTCGGCGGATCGCGCATCCCAGACCTCGCCGCCAGGAAACCGGAGCTTATGCCTGACACAGAAACGGATGGCGTTACGCTGCGTACTACGCCTATAATAGAAGTTCGGTATCTGTGTTGCGCTGTCTATCTTCCAAGAAAGACAGTACGTCCCCGCTTCAAGCAGAACACAATGAAACCCGGATGCCGTCTTAGATGTGCGCACTGCCACTTGCCCCCCTACATGCCTAAGCCGCGATAGAAAGCATCGCGCTCCGGCTTTGCTGCAATAGCAGCGGCCTCTGTTTCAAACACATCATCAACCGAGAATGTTGTCGTCTCGCCGGAAAACGGAGAACGCCGTACCAGGGGGAACCAGACCTTGCAGACCAGCGTCGCGTCAGGTGACACCGACGACGGCCACGGCGCTACGACCAGCATCGCGGGCACAATCACCCCGGCAAACAGCGTAGTATCGGATACATACACGAAAACTGTAGCACCATCGTTCATCTGATCCTCCGCGACATCCGGTACAACACGCTGTTCGACGTCATTACCGGAGTCAATAGACCGCGACACTTCTTCGGCCGGTGCACCGGCTCCGGCACAGGATCAGGCACCGACAATACCACGTTAAACCCGACAAACGATTCACTATCGCTGGCGTATGCGCGGTCAACAGAAACCAAGGCGCTGCCCGCCCACTTGGCAACAACGAAATCACCAACAAGAGCGAACAGTAAACTGTCGTCACCCCGCGCACAGGCGCGACGAAACGGCAGCGGCAGACCACTCGCATGCGCGTTCCACGTCAGACGTGAAACGAAGACCTGCTGCTCGTGTCTGCCCTGCACATTCATTGTAACGACCTCAGTTGCGCCTGTACCTGATCAAGCGTGAACGCCCGCTTAGTAACCGGTTGACACCGCCGAGAAATCAGTCCGATCGACTGCACCATGAAACTCATGTGCACCAACGGATCATACGGCCGACGAGCGCAGAACAAGTGCGCCAGTTGGTACGGAGGCACAGACGCCGGATCATCATCGTGACCCGGAAACTCCAACACCGACGTTTCAACGCCGCTGGAACGGAGCATCGCGGCAATAGCGTATGCCTTACCAACGGCATCGCCATCCAGAGCAACGCAGACCTCACGGAACCCAGCGGCAGCGATCAGAGCCAATTGCCGATCAGTCACGTGCTTCCCGTAACCAGCGATTATTCGGTCCCCCAGCGCCTGGGACGCTATGACCGCAGAGATTGGTCCCTCAACCAACACCGCAATATCCCGCCGCAACACACGCCGCAGTTGGTAGACCTGGTCCCGCCTGGACACGGGTGCGTTCCGATACTTGTTCCGGTGCCCGACGAAAGTCCGCCCGACCCAATACAGCGGAATACCGTGTTCATCCTCATCAACGAAGACTACGCGTCCACGGAGGTCGTATGCCTCATTTCGCGCACCCTCGAATATCCTGTACCGCCGAATTGACCAGTCGGAGATCCCACGGTCACGCAGATAGTTGTACCCGGCGGTCGTAAGCGGTTGCAGCGGCGGAACGGGCAGCACCTTGGCTTCTTCCGCCTTCTCTTCTTCCTCTTCCAGCAGGCTGACCATGTCGTCCAAGCACCGGCACTCAGGGTGCGTGTACAGATACGCCAGCCCGAGCCGACGATACAGCCCTTCAATCGACCCCCCCTCTTCGCACCGATGACAGAACCAGCGGCCCTTCTTCGGATTGAGGTAGAGTGGCATTTTATGCGTATGACTGTTCAGTACAGAGTTACAGAACGGACAAGCGAACCGGACCTCGCTGCCCGACGCCGAGTGAATCGGATCGCCAAGCACACGAACAAGAACCGGATCAGTCCCGACCACTGGCACTATCTCCCGGCAGGTTTTTCAGCAGCCCCCTTGAGGCCGTCAGCGATGTAGCCGGACGCAAAATCGGGCACAGGCATCACCAGTGCTGTACCGACCACTTCCAGCCGTGCCACGTCATACCAACGGCTGTCTTCCACCTTCCCCGACTTCTCTGCCTGCGGTGCCACAACGGCCTGAATACAGCCGTACAGGTCGAACGACACACAGGTAACAACGCCCTTGAACCCCGTCACCTTGTCTTGAACCCGCCGCCCCAACAGCCGCCGGACATGCTCCTCAATTTTCATCTGAGACCCCCATTGTATAGTTAATCGCAGCATCCACGACTCTCTTGCACTGGTACTTGGAACGAATGTTCGCGCGAAAGAATCGCCAGACTGAAGAGGCCGAGCGCCAGCCCTCGACCACAGCGGCGCGAATCGTCAGCGGCCCCACATCCAGTACGACGTCGATGTCAGCGTTGGCCGGAAGGTCCGACAACGCCGCCTCACACACCATCCCGCTGTAGCAGACCACATCATACATCACCTCTGACTTCTCCATGACCTTACCTCCCTGGGATCTTGATCTTGCCGCCGGCAAGCCGCACGAAGTTTTCCGCAGCTACGCGGACTGCCAGCGACAGGCTCCCGTACAGGTACAGGCTGTCGTTCAAGTACTCCTTCGGAACACGGGCATCGACCACAACAGCAACCGCGTCATCGGGGTCAGTCCCCGTCCAGACCAGGATCTCGACGTCCGTCATTCGGAGCTTGGAAGCGATATGCTCTAGGTTCTCGGCCCACATGTTCCCACAACGGACATCACCGTCAGCGAAAGTGAAATAGTTGCCCCACGCAATCGGGCGCTCCCCCGAAACACCGACGGTGGAAACTTCACCGGCGACAGGGCGTACGCGCTTCCGTTCGACAAAACACGGGGGAACCGTGATTCCCGCCGCCTTCAAGATCTCATCCATAGCACACCCCCACACACATTATACCACGGACTACGACACCGAGGCAGGGAGCGCCTGTACCGGCAACACTCCCGCAGGCGGAACAATGTACTCAGTCATGTACATGCGGAAGTAATCAACATACATCGGGATCAGTTTGAACTTCCGTCCGCGGCGCACCTTATCAACCCACAAGCGCCCCATGCACTTGTCGTACTCCTCGCGCGTCTGATTGATCGATACGACCCCATCAGCGATCTGGACTTTCTTGATCGACTCACCGATGCGGTCCATGCGCAACTCTTCATCGCCCTTTGAAGGACGCCAGCGCTGAACCTGCGACCCCGTCCACACCAGGCAATCAAAGTCTCGGGCAAGCTGCTGCAACTGAGAATAGACGCTCTTCCCCGCCTGATAGGAATTCTCGTTGTTCATCTCCGCCAACTCGTCGGCGTAGTCCACCACGACCAGCGCCGGCGCTACGCCATCAACGGCCCGCAGTTTAGCCAAGTGCGCCCGCAGCGTTTCGACTGTGGGCCGACCCGACGGGTAGTATTTAACCCGCAAGTAGAAGGGATTGAGGCCCCACGCTCCGTCGGCGAAGAATGCCCCGAGCGGGCCGTTCGGCTTCACGATCTCAAACGTCGGAATCCCCGTGAAACGGGAACCGAAGCGGAGCAACACATCCGACTCCTCTAAATCTCCGATCGTGTAGTACACCACCGGAAACCCCTGCTTTATCGCCGCCGCTGCCATGTTCAGCATCCAGACGGACTTCCCCCCGCCAGACAGTCCAAGAACGACCCACACCTCACCGCGGCAAGGTCCACCAAACGCGCAATGGTCAAGCGACGGAATGGCGGTCGTTCTTGGCCGACGGCGCTGGTTCTCCGACCGGATGATCTGCGCCAGCGCCGGAAGCTGCTGATGCACGTTTGTCCCGATTCGCGTCACATCAAACCCGGCGAGTGTCGCCTCAGTCATTATCTTGCGGCAGTCCTCCTCGTCGCCGTTATTCCGCAAGATATCGATGCACTTGTAGATCCCGTCCTTCATCGCCTGCCGTCGGCCGAACTTCACGACAGCTTCCTTCACATACTCCGAATCGCGGACCTCGGACTGATACATCGCCCGAATGGACTGCATCAGTGCTTCCGTCTGCTCCGGGGCGTAGGCAGCGATCTGTGCGTACTGACGTACCTCTGTCAGCAACGTGGTCTGGTCCGGCATACTCCGCCGCTCGTCGTAATACTTCAGGAGCAGCATCGCAGCTACGGACAGGTCCGTCGTCTCGAAATATCCGGGTGAAAGTACGTCCCGAAATGACGGCACGAACATCGGGTCACGGAGCATCACCGTGACGATGCGCGCCTGAAAGCCTATGTCAAAAGTATAGCGGGGAGTTTCCACGGATCAGGTTCCTTTATCCAGTCCATCACGGAACAAACGCGGATACGTTCCCGCCGATAAAGCTTCAAACGCCGCCGCGAATGGCGCTCGGTCGTCGGGTGCATCGCATCCCAGAAATCGAAGACGAGCAACGTATCTCCGACACCACGACTTCGCATCCCGCGGCCCATACGCTGATAGACCCGCCGCGGTTTCTTCCCCCCGCCGCACAGCATCACACCACCGAAATCGGGAATATCAACTCCCTCGTCCAGAGCGGGCGACGCGATTACCACCACCTGATCACGCGACTGCACGTACTCACGCAACCGCTGCAAGTCCCACTCCTCCGGCTTCTCGCCGGGCTTGGTATAGACCTCGCGGTTCCCCGTCACAAAGATCGTGCCAGGGACATACCGCGAGATCAACTCCAGCAAAGGCAGCCCGTGAGCCTCCACATGCCCGACGAAGATCAGCAACTTGATCCCGCGGTCAACACACGTCCGGGCGATGTCGGCGGCAATGCCGTTGCGGACCCGGTTGCGCGTAATACACGCTGAGTAAAGCCCGTCCCACGACCGATCTTCGGGAATCGGCTCAGACGACGACAGGACACCCGACATGATCACGAACGGCGTCGGCAAAATGCCGCGCTCGACCAGCACATGCAGCGGCACGTAAAGCAGTGGCATCCCAATCAGGCCGATCAAAGCGAGATCGCGGGGAGCATACTCGTCAAGGTCTTCAAACAGCGTAGCAGACAGACCGAACCTGTAGGAAGCACCACACCTCTCCAACACCGCCACGTAACTCGACGCTGGAGAATGGTGAACCTCGTCGGCGATTACAACATCGCATGACTGCAGCAACGACAGTATACTGTCGTCCTGATGCCGCAGCCCGTTGTTCAGCGTCTGAATCGTAGCGCACGTGACCGCATGCCCGAACTCCCTTGTGTCCCCCATCACCAGCCCGACATCGTCAATCCCGTACTTCCTGTACCTAGCAGCAGCCTGCTCCGTAATGAACAGTGACCCGGAGCAGAACAAAATCTGTTTACCGTACCCGAGCAGGATCTTCGACGCAGCGACAGCAGACTCCGTCTTGCCGGAGCCAGTAGGCAGTTCAATCAGCCCACGCCCGCCAGACAGCAGCTTCTGCACAGCGAGACGCTGATAGTCTCGCAGTTCAACGCCGGGGAGCAAGCCGGTCAACCAGGCGTCAGAAACCTCAATCGGAACCGCCGTCGATTCTTCTACGACCACGACATCGGGCATCAGCTTGCGCACAAGTGGGACCAGCCCAGAATACATCTCACCGTCGGGCGATATGAACGCAAAGTCGGGTTCGTTTTCCAGCTTCAGCTTCACCGCCAGGTCTTGAATCTCCCAGTAGTCGGCATCGACAATTGTCTTGACCGGACCAACTTGGAGCTTCACCGCCCACCCCCACATCATGCCTATACCACGAAACACAACTCCGCTTCGCCGTGACAGCTTAGCGGTGCAAACGCAACGGTATGTCCGCGGACATACGTGTATCACCGCTTCGGGATTGTAGTAGAAACGTGAACAACCCGGTCTGCCGCCCGGAGGATCGAAGCCGGGACCGGAGCGCCCGCAGACAGCCGCCACTCGACGAACAAAGTCTGCTGCCGGGAATACCGTTCGATCGCCTCGCAGGCATACCGTTCGTAGTCGCCCTGCTCCGCAGCGCCCTCGTCGTCAGGCGAAATCACGAAAACCAGGGAAGCGGGCGACAAATGCATCCGCCGCTGCATCCCGTCGATGAACGCGCTCTTGCCGGCACCCGCCTCTCCTACCACGAGCCAAATCATTTCGCCCCCCCGAGCATCATGGCCGTCGCCAGTCGAAGATCTCCCACGCCACACCATACGGCTGCTCAATCAGCGGTATGAGTACGACAGACACCGTCTGCTGCACCTTGTTTTCCCGCGGACACGCAAACCCGAACTCGCCGCGCTGCATGCCCGGCCACACCAAACGAAGCTGTTCCCTATCTGCATCCGTCATCATCGCCCGGAGCAGATCGCCATACATGCGGTCTGCCCGCACAAGCCCCGACATGTAATCAGCGTAACTGGAGAGGGAAAACACGAGGATGTCTGTCTGCAGCACATGGAAGTTGCCGATCAACCGTCTACGGTAGCAAGGCCCGAGTTCCCGACGAGCAAGCGACGAAAACCGCCCGCGGACCAGCAAGCAGTCCGCGGGCCAGTGGTCGAACAAGGCAACCAACCCCGCCAGCCGGGAAGACGCGACGGCGACTTCGCTACGCTGCGTGACCCAAGCAAGCAACTGGTCGCGTAGCGTAGCGTTCACGTACAGACACCCCCGTCTGCTAGTATCTATACCACAAACCGGCGTTACACCGTCAACCACCCGCCTGTATGTGCCGCCCCGCTTGAAGTAGCAAATCAGCGAGAACAGGCAGATCTGCGGGCTTCAAGTTGGCCCCACGCCTGAACGAGCCATTGACTCGCCGGTAGATGACGACGTCCACGAAAGCCCGACCGCCGGCATCCGCGTTCCGATAGACGGCAACCAGGACCGAACCGTACTGAAACCTCGCCGTCTGACTGACTGCCAGCATCAGCGGTTGAACGGAGACGGGGGCGTCCGACCGGGAAACAACGGTTTACGCTGCGCACGCGGCTTCTTGGGCAGCAGTCGCTTTCCAATCTGACGCAAGCCCTTCTTAGCGGCGCGGCGAGCGATACCGACCCACGACCTGTCGCTGTACTGAATACCAAGCAGGTCCGCCATCAACCGCACCAGCGCAGCACCGCCGGTCTTGCGCTCTATTTCTTCGTACTTGGCAGCAGACACGCGCTCTTGTTTCAGGTAACAATGACAATGCTCCCGACAGATCGTGTGCCCCGCCCGCGGGTACGTCGGGAGTGTTGCCTTTGTGTAGGGGCTGTGCTCTTGTATCTTGATACAATCGGGGCATGACTCAATGAATGTCCGCACCCAGTGGTAAATCATGTGCTCGACAGCCGCCTCTGGATCTTCCTCCGGTTCTTCCTCGGGTACCTCCTCCGGCTCCGGCTCTTCCTTCGGCTCTTCCGGGGGTAACTGCGGACCCTTGACCGGCGGCGCTTCCGGCTTCGGCGCTTCCTTCGGTTCTTCCTTGGACACCTTCGGTTCTTCCGGTGGAGGTAACTGCGGACCCTTGACCGGCGGCTCGACTTCCTTCTCCGGCTTACCGAACGTGCGGCGTACAACATCGGTCGTCCGGCGCGCGACGTCCTTCACCCAGGACGCCGCCTTACTACCTGCCCGCTTCAGCGCCGAGCCTACACGCTCAATCGTCTTGCGGAACTCATAAAGCGTCCGCGAGTACCGGATCGCCTCTTCCAGCCATTCCCGATCCCGCGGCTCTGACAGGTCCAAAGCAACCGCAGTCCGGATAGCATCTTCAAGAAAATCAGCGTCGATGGCTTCATCCAACGGCGCGCCATGCGTCAACCCACGGAGATACGCAGCACCAAGCGTATCGGCCGTTCTTTCAGCGAACAAAGCGGAGTCAGTTTCTTCATCCAGCCGAGCCAACGCCCCGACGTGCGCTTCGATTCGAGCAGACAGTACCGCTTCATCGAGAGATGGACCCGCGACGGAAGAGAAATCCTCAATCCGCTCCAACAGGTAATACAGACCCGGAAACCGCTGCCTGAACTCAGCCATTCAGATCGGATTTCACAGGTACGGCGCCGATTACCGCCCCCTTCGGGGGTAAGCGGTCCAAATGGTCCGAGATCTCGACCGTTGATCGACGCAGGCTCTTGCCGCCTCCCTTGAACGACCGCATGAGGCCGTTAAGCAGGTTATCCCGCACGTCATCCCCCTCAACCAACGGAATCTCGTTACGAAGCGAACGGCGCTGTACCGAAGCTACCTGCGGCTCCGGCAGCGGCGGGGCCTCGGGTTCCGGCTGCGGTAAAGTCGGCGGCTCACCCTCCAACGGTGACGTGGCACCGGGAGGCGGACCAAGCGGGACACCGGCACCCAAACCAGGCGGCATGCCTCCGACCGCACCACCAACAGTGCCCGGCTGAATAGGAGCGCAGTACCGGTCGATGTCACTATCGGAGAACGACAGAAGCGAGCGCAGAATGTAGGCACGCCACTCTTCCATGTCGAAACCGAGATTCACGCCGAACGCCGTCATCCGATCGCCGACATCCAACACGGTCTGCAACACCTCCAGCCGCTGCAAGAGTTCCAGCGGCGACGGCGGTACCATACATATCTTGAAACTCCTGGCAGACGTCGGCAGCCCCAACAACGCCAAGTGGATCTGCGCCAGCCGCATCAACCCGGTAATGACAGCCCGCTGCAACCGAATAGCCAAGCGGGCAAACCGGATGGAACGGAACCCCAGCGCCCGGTTACCGTCGGCCTCTTCCCCGTACCCATACCACGACTTCTTCGCGTTCGCTGAAGCAAACAGTCGGTCCAGCGTCATATCCACGTCATACGCCGCCCAAATGTCGGGCTTACCCGGCACTACCTCGATCGCCGTCTGCGAGTCCTTCCAGGTCGGCCAGATCAAGTCGTCAGTCAATCCCAGCGGGTTGTACAACACATCGTATTCACCCGTAGCCGGGTTGCGGTACGACTGCCGCTTCATCTGGTTCTTCCATCGGTTCAGCTTGTTGAAAATCTCCTGCTCCGCTGAACCCGAACCAACGTCCACCTTGATATTGCGCCGGTCGAGGCTGTTCGTCATACGGTACGCCATCACAGTGTCCAGCGCGCATTTGAACTGCTTTGCCGGGACTCTGGTAGTCGCTAGGATGCTCTTCCCGTGAACCGCCCGCTCAATGATCGCTGTGCTCCCGGTCCCGGTGAAATACGTCAGATTCGTACCCAACAGTCGGTAGTGAATGAAGTCCCACGGCTTGTACGCATCCTTCAAGTCATCCTGCGACCAAGCCTTGCCGCGTTGTGTCCGGTCGTAGTAGTAGCCGAGCAACGTCCCGTTATCGGATTCTGAGCGCTCCACATAGCCGGGGTCCACTGCCTCAACGGCATCGACCCCTTTACCCGCTGTTGCGTGCACCTTGTGGTAGAAATCACCCAGTTTCGCCACATCCCGCAGTATGGCGTACACCATCTCTTCCGCTTCAACCCGGAGCAACATGTCTTCCACACAAGACACGACGCCCTCGTTCGCTGACTCTACCCAGACAGCCCGGCCCCGCTCCATGTCCACCTGCGATGCCTCCTCGGCGTAAGAGTCGAGGATCGCCGACACTTCGGGGTAAGTGTCAAGCTCCTGGTACAGATCGTACTGAGCAACACGCTGCTGCGGTGTGTTGCCGTACACGGCGCGCATGTACCTGTCGGCGCCAGTTGAAAGCTGCATGTCCGGCAGAACGATCGGCTCCTGCGCAGACGGCCTGACCGTCGTTGCCGTAAGCCGCGCCGACCGAGGAAGAAACGCCCTAGCAAGCGCCAGACGCCACGCTGGAATCTTGGACTCGTTCATGCCCGCACCGTATGCAGCCGGTTGACCGCCCGCACATCCAGCCGACGGTTCGATAGATCAAAGGCCACGCCCCCGGTAAGACCGAGAGCACGCAGCCCGAATGAATGCACACCAGGAGCGAGGTCGAGAAACACCGGCGGAAACACCAGCCACTGCGGCGCAGTAGCACCGTGCAGGTTGTGCTGCAACGCGCTGACAGCATGCCGGTGCCCGTCCACGGTCAGTTCCAGCGTCAGTTCTCCATCTGCCGCCGGAGCCGTGAGTGCTGCCCTTACTGCCGCCACCACCTCGTATGTTCCCGCCTCCGGCACAACGACGGACGTCCACGTATCGAGCACACGCGTCAGCGTAGTGGCGGTAAGCGCCTGTGCCGCTGTCGAAAACGTTCTGCCGCCGCCTACGGCCGCATGCCCCTGCACCGAACCGTCAGATATAGGGCACCACGTCGTGCCACACCCGGTTACGTCGTTACGATGAACGAGTCTATCCGCCAACGGGCGGAATGTGGCACCGGGAGCACGAACATCAATCGCGCTGATTACCGTCGCCACTCCCGCACCGGTCTGCACGATCTTGATCGTGTGCCACCCCCAGTTAGAGCGCGCGATAACCGTCTCGAACGCAAACGCGCTTGCCTGCCCGTCGATGTACGTGTCACACGTCCCCTTCGTTCCGCGGACGACAAAGTCGGTCCCGAAAAACGAGAACGTAACCGTACCCGTAGCGTCCGTCATCTGCAGCGCATGCCCGCCAGGAAGTACTGAAGAACTGATCATCGAGATGTTCGTGCCCGTCGCTCTGAAGTCGCGATACGGGTAATGCCGGTCCCACCCGCGACCGGGGTCAAGCGCCGTCGCAGCCAGATGCAGCAACTGCTCACCGGGCCGGTCCATAACACCGGCGATAACCTCGTCGGGCACGGCCGATTGAGCGTCGATCGATCTGACTGTAATGCCGGAAAGCATGAACACAGCATTGGCGCCGGCGGCGGCAACACTCGGCGAGATCTGAATGACATGGTATCCCATCGGCAAATGCTCACACACGCGCCAAGCACCAGCACCGGTTTCGGCGACCGAGTGTGACCCGATCGAATGCCCATCAATGTACACAGTAAACTCGAACGTTGCGCTGAACGGAATTGATGTCTCGTAAGGGACGTGCAGATCGAGCCCCGTACCATACCAACCGAACCGCAGCAACGGGAACGAGAGCACAGGATCATCGTACACCAGCACAACCAATTTCCCGGCAGCGTCCTCGGTCACAGCCGCCTGCCACCCGACGAAACATGTAGACCCGTCACCTGCCACGTAGAACATGTTGCTTTTGACATTGTTGGGCACGTTATCGACATCGTAAAACACGCCCCCATCCGCTGCCCCCATTGACAGCGCCGTTACCGGGTAGAACGTCTTGCGCTCGGGCGCCGATGGAACATCCCACAGCGACATCCAGGTCGAGCCGTAGAACCGGACAACAGCACCGGCAGAAAGAAATCCGATGTTCTCGTCCGTCGTGATGGTATTCGCAGCGGGGTCGATAGCGATGATGTAGCGCAGAACACGTGAACCCCCGCTCTCCACCGTGATCATGTCCCCGAACTTGAAGCCCGCAATAACAGGATCGGGATTGACATTACTGATCGTCGGCGAAGCGACTGCCGTGTCTCCCGTCGCTTGTGTCTTATCCGGAACATCGTAATGATATGCTGTCACCGTGCCCTGCTTGTTGACCGTCCATACCGACGTGCCGCCCTTCCATGTCACCGCAGGTAACGCCGCTGAATGCTTGGTGGCTGCGCTCCGCGTGACCTGTTTCCCGTCGATAAACACGTCGCCTTGTCCGACCAGCAGCCCCGAGCTTTGGTAGTCTTGCACGACCACATCGAAGCCGTACAACAGCACGGTCTCCGATGTATTCGTCCGCAAGATCCGCATCGTATGCACGCCTGTCGCCAACCACGCCGGATCTTCATCGCCCACAGATGCCGCCGGGCTCATTACAGCCCGAGTGAACAGGCGGCACCGGAGCGCAGAGTGCGGCTCGACAGCGACATCTGTCGTCAAGTTCGTCTTCACCAACCGCCCGTCGATCCAGACCTGCCCGGTAACTGTACCGGCAGTAGTTCCTCGAATCAGAGGGACAGCACCGTTCCCGTAGAACGTAAACTCGGCCCAACACGAAGCCCCGCTGAGCAACTGAACCGTACCATCTGCCGCCGACCAGTCCACACGACCGCCGTAGCGAATGCGCTGATCGCGGGCATCCAACCAGATCTGATCACCGCCACGCACATTCGGCGAGGCGTACAAATCCTGCGGCCCGTATTCGTTCACTCGATACGGCTCACTCAGCAGCACACGACTGATTCCTGTCTGGCAGAACACGTCGGCCAACGGCAGACTACGCGGGTTATTGTCGATGGTGAGCTTGCCGTGCGACGAACTGCTCGGTGCCGACGTGTCCAGCGTAACATTGTAGTCGAACGTAAGCATGTCACCAGCGGTCTTGCCGAGGATACGATGCGCTGTTCCGGCCGTGTCCCAGAACAGGTACTGTGTCGTGACACCGTCCGCTATCGGGAGATTGACGGCAACCCCGAAAGCCGCCTCCGACCACCGCAGCGTAAACGTCAACGCCGCGAGACCACCAACGGCGAACACCCGGTCTACCTGAACCTGCGTATCACCCGGTACGGCGATCACACGGTACACGCCGTTGTCACCGGGCGTACCTGCATCATTGACGATCAGTGTCGCCCCAACACGGACCACGCCTGTGAAACCGCCGGCGCCCGACGTAAAGATATCTGTCGGCCCGACACCGGTTGCACCATCGTTCCGCGTGATCGGCGTCGGCCGCGTGTGTGTGAATGCCGTCAACCCCGTGTTGCTGAAGTGCAGCGGACCAGAAACGACAGCGCCGTGCCACTGTGACAGGACGGGCACCGTCGTCACGTTCGCACGGCGCTGCAAGTAGACCCGGTTCAACGCGTCATCGACGCCCATGACACGATGCCGGACACCAGCAGCGTCGATGAACGAACTGTCGGCCATAACACCGCTGAGATCCACAGCGCCGACAAACTGAACGGTACCGATTACATCGCCGCCGGCGCCGGGCATACCGGCCCAGTTGAAGCCGACCATCGTCTCGTTACGAAACTGCGCCTGCTCCGTCTCGACCACGGCCACAGGATCAGCGGCGTAGTCACCGAGAGCGTCTACCGAGTACGCCTTAGCGCTATCGGCCAGTTTCTCGTAGGTCACACTGCCGTCGGGGGGCGGTGTCTGCCCCAGCTTGACCGTCTGCCCTGTCTCAAGCACGGTCCCGTCACACAAGTAGACAGATGTCCCAAACCGCAGCGCCACGATCACTGTGTTATTCCCGTCAGCCAGCGGCGCGGTCTTGTGCACCACTGACGGCGCGACATCCACGGCACCCGCGCTTGTACGCTGCAACGTTACAACCATCCTATCGCCATCGGTCCCGAGCGTCTGGGGGGAGGAAGCAAGGGAGATATCATTCCAGCCTGCGGCCGCAAAAGGCAGGTCGAACCGGAGCGGGGCAGTCCAGGAAAGAGCACCCGTCGTAGCATTCCACGAAATATTTGCTGTCGAAACCAAGCGCAAGTTTCGGTCCTGGTTCGTCCGGCTGTCGTGCTCGTGCGCCAGCAGTACAGCGCCCGTAGTGCTGTTCGTCAGCGTACCTGTTACCCGGTACGAAGACACGATGACCTGTGAGCATCCAGCGACCAGCGTGAGCGTCTTACAATCGACACGAGATACCGTCAGTCCGACGACAGCCGCTTCAACCGAGAGCAGGCAATCGTCAAGCTCAGCATGCCCGACATAGACACGACTTCCAGTCACACTGACACTCGGCGTTACAGCAGCGGGATCAAACCCGAGGATCTGAAGCCGATTGACCGACATTCCGGTCCCGCCGAGACTGATAACGCCGGCAACGGTCGTGTCAAACACGATCCGATCAAACACGGAAAGCGAATCATTGCGCCCGATCGTCTGGCTGGCATTGCTGCGGATCTGGATGTCATATCTGTTATTGGCGCCGAACCCGAAGTCGCTGTCGAACCCGGCAAAAACGTCCCAATTGGCGACACTGTCGAGCACGGTAAACCCGAGGTCGCACTTCCGGTTCTGCTTCACGTACACCCGGTTTGCCTGAACGAAATCAAGGCTTACGTCTTCACCGTGCCGCACCTCTACATAGTTGGCGACGGATGCATCACGAACGCGGACAGTCTTCTTCAGCACCCGCACACTGCCGGTATTGTTCGCCACCACGTATGTGTTCGGCAGGATCACGGACATCGACCAGTTACCCAGCACCGCGTACAGCCACCCCCTGAACATCGTTGCTGTTGCGGGATCGTACAGATCGACCGGGTCGTACTTCTTGAGCCTTGAGTAGGGCAGGCCGTTACCGATCTGCAACGCAGCGGCGATGTCGATCTGGTAAAGCGTGTGCCCCGCCGGCAGATCAGGGGGTGCGGGAAGTGCAGCGGCAACCCAGGACGCAGCGGCGTGATCGCCGACGAATGAACGGCCGCTGCACACCAGGTTGTACGTCCCGTACAGGCTCACAGGGCCGCGGAGTTCTACACCCGACGGAAGGACCAAGTCCTCGCGCAACACAAAGTGCCCATTGGCTTCAACCGTGATCGGCGCCGTCGTACTGTCGTTGGTGAACACGTCTCGGATTGACAAGTACTCCGCATCAACGTAATCCATCGCTTCGTCAAGCGCCAAAGCGCCGGAGAACGTACCGCGGACGGCGCCGCGGCGGTCGAGCACCTTCACTGTCGGTTCGTGATCAGCATCCAGCTTGTGCCGCGTATGACAAACAATCGCGGCGTCGGTCACGTGCAGATGCCCGAGATCCACCACATCGCGGATATCGCGGTACTTCATGTCCAGGGACTGCAACGCTGTAATCACCGCACCGTCTGTCGGCACGACGGGAACGGTCGCAGCCAGTACTGCCGCCCCTGTGACGCTGACGATCTGGTACGGCTGCAACGGAAGCCGCCCGTCGTCCATCTGCGCCAACACGACACGGTCGAACCTGTGATTACCAGCAGCACACAGCGCCGCCGAAATGAGGTTCGTCTGGTCTGCCTCAACCCTGATGTAGACGCCATCGCCGGTGACTGCAACACCGTGCTGCACAGACACATCGGTAACCGCAGTACCATTTGCGAGCGACAGGCCCTCCAGTACGCCGCCCGCATCAGCGGCGACTGTCCTGGTGGGGGCGGCGAGCGCCCCGAGGTAATCGGGCTTGCGTACCAGGCACTGCGAGAATGTCACAGCGCCGGCCGGGACTTCGACGTAAGCGATGACGGTGTCTTTCACCGTCAGCGGCGGCAACCGGTACACCGTAAACGTCAACGCCGTCTGCCCGCCGGCCTTCCATGTGGTGTTGACGAGCAGCGTCGTATCATTCACCACCTCTTCGACGGTGTACTCCCCGTTATCGCCGGGGGTACCCGTGTCATTGATGCGCAGAATATCGCCCCGCGCCACATTGACGAGGAACCCGCCCGCCAGAGACGTAAGCGTCCGCGTACCGACTGCCGATGTAGCGCCGTCTGCGGCCCCGGCCCACATCGTCGCCGCTAACCGAAAATACGAAGCGCTCGGCGGCGGCACGGTAAGAGCGTAGGTGTAACTGGCAAAGAGCACGTCGATCCGGTACGTCCCACCGCCAACAGGCAAGTTGAACAGATTGTCCTGACAGGCATTCTCGCCGATCCATGCATGATCCGGGGGAAGGAAAACACCGAGTGCCTTGTACGCCACGAAGTTCAATGCAGCCAGTGAACCGACAGGCCAGTCACGGTTCACCGTGATCTGCGTGTCCAGAGGAACGCCCGTCACGATATAGGCGCCGTTGTCTCCGTTCGATTGGTAGTCTTCGATGACGAGGATGTCGCCGACTGCAACAGCGGCACTGAACCCGCCGGCGACAGACGTAAGCGTGCGCGCCGCAGGCAGACCTGTTGCACCATCGGTGCCCGGCTTATTGGCTCTAGCGAGATCGGGATCGTGCTGAAACGCGCACCACATGCCTCCGGTAGAACCGGGCACGACGTTGAAGCCGCGCTGTACGCCGAGACGGAAAAGCCCCTTACGCGCTTCGTTCAGAAACAGCGTCTGGTCATCTGCCTCGAAGTCGAAGTATCTCACCTGCGCCATATCACACCCCTAAACGGCACTCACCGTAGTCCATCGGCGCGCCATTGTCCACGAAAAAAGACCGTAGAAAAAATCGGACGAAAAATGACAGAAAATCCGAGCGATTTCTAGTCTGTATAAGACTAGAAATACCTGCGCGAGCGTGCACCCGTCCGCGTTTTATGGGGTTAGAATACCTGAAAGAATGTATGGTAGAATACTTACAGTCTGTCCTTTTAGTCCTTCGGACACAGTCTTTATAGACAGATACTGTCTGTATACCTGTAGGATTACCGCGGTTTAACCGCGTCTTATCCGTGGTTAAACCGCGGTGAGAAAGCCTCTCTTTCTTAATTCTTTCCCTACCCTTCCCTTGATACCATCCCCCCGTTTTCGACATTATCATCATACAATTTTGATGTTACTTGCTGCGAAGCGGAAAACCTCACGGTACACGTATCCAGCCATCGGATCAGCCGTCGGAACGGACGGAATTATTCTGTAGCTGATCCCAACATTGCCCGACACGGGCCATGTGGTCGTGACATCAATCGTGTGTGCATCAACGACTTGGAGCACGGCGTAGTCCCCGAGATCCGTGCTGTCCATCAGACGGAGCATGTCGCCTACTCGAATGCCCGCTGTGGTGAAGTTTCCTGCTGCAGACGTGAATCTGAATGTGCCGGGGACCGGGATGTTCGTCACTCCGTCCGTCTGCGAGAGCAGCAGGTTGTCGTTGTCGTACAGGTCGAGGTTCAGGTTGATCGAGCATGCGATCGGGTGACTGGAGTCGAAGGGCATTCCAGAGTCAAGATGAATGCCGGAATCCCAGTGGTACCTCGGGTGAGTTACAGTGTACTTGGTTCTGAATCCGTAGTAGTGACACAACGCTACCAGCGCCGAGATGATCCCGATACGCGGGTTAATCCACGGCAGCAAACCCAGGTATACACGCTGCTTGTCGAGCGGGTACTGCTCAGTTGATCTCGGGTTCTGGATTTCTGCCAGAGAAGCAATGTCCAAGAGGGGAATGAGTGCCTCGACAACAGCGGGTGTGCAGGTCTTCACGTCTGCCGGCAGTAGATAGTCCCGGCTGTCTCCCGCCCTGTCTACTGTCGCTCCAATCAGGCGCAGCAGTCGAGCCAGGTGTCCCATTTCCGTCGTCGGCCAGCCCCGGCGTACTGTTTCGTTCGTGGACGGGAGAATCAGGTCGGGGCCGCTGATCGACCGGTCCGTGTCTTCAGTCAGTGATCGCTCTGCGACGAAGCGGGCCGTAGGCAGTTGCGACCTGTACTGGAATCCCGTTGTCCTGTCCCCGCCTGCCCGGCAATAACTGTCGCCTGCCCGGCGCCAGAGGTCGTAATTCGTGTATGCTGTGCGGGCAGCACTGGAAATTCGTAGTTGGTCGATGTACTGCTGCCAATGCAGCGCCCCCATGGCACTACACCCCCACAGACAGCTACTCATCGCCGGGATAGCGACAACACCCGCCTGTGCGACTCCAGCAACACCGTCCAGGTATACCCGGTGCAAGCCTGTACCCGTGTTCCACTCGTAGTACACATGGTGCCAGGCCGTATCGGCTATGACGGCCGCCGATGTACACGTTACCGTTGCGCCACCTTGGGTGCGTCGCCCTTGCACCGTTCCGTTCGTGATCCAAACCTGGATGCGGTTCAATCCGCCACCGTCAGTAGCGCCGACGATGTACCTTCCTACCAATGCCGCCAGGTCTGTTGTTCGTATCCACATGTCCATCGAACCGACGGCGGTATTGATGTCGGCGGCTACGGTGTTGCAGTTGACGTATCCTGTCGCTCCGCACAATACGCCATTACCGAACTTTCCACCGGCGTTCAATGCCGCCGGAGCAACCAGCGTACCTGTGTTGGCGTGTCCCGAGGAATCGGGGATAACGCTTGCCGGCGCCGTCTCGCAGTGGAGCAATGTCAACACGCTGCTGTCGGAATCAACAGCTTCCGTCAGGTTGATGTCTGCGACCGGCTCGGTGTACTTGTGCAGCGTGCTGGTATTCTCAGGGTCGTAGATGAAGAGTCGGAGCGTGCCGCCGCCTTCGTCAATCTCACAGAACCTGGTGGGTACGGTACGTGTAGGCGAGTACGCCTCCAGGTCTCCGCCGATAGGATCGAACCGCATGATGCGGCGGTTGTCGGCTGTGTGCCACGCCAGCCCGTCTGCTGACAGCGACAGGCCGTTGAATGCGTCGTGGTAGTAACTCTGTATCGCCGCCGGCAGCGTTGTTGACCCGGTCAGTGCTCCTGTTGTCGGGTTGATCGTTCGGACGACTGTTGCTGTGTCCAGCAAATTGATGCCGGTCATAATACCGGCAGCCCAGACGATGAAGCCGGCCGAGATGTGCTGCTTGTACATCCCGGTGTAATCGACCGAGTACACAAGCCCTGTGGCGGCATACCCTCGGACACCTGAATCGGTAGAGATGAAGACAACGATCTGCCCGCTGGCTGCCGGGTATTCGTGGACGTCAAGGCTGCAGCGTGTTCCTTCCGGGGGCGTGAACGCAATCTCGCTCTCGACGTAGCCGCGGGTTGTGTCGAACACCAGAGCAGAGTACCCGGACGCGGACCGGCCGACCAGCCACACTCGACCGGCGGCCGTATGGGCGTGTACACCAAGCGCGACATCATGCAGACGTTTGACGCTGTGCTGCGTGCCGGAGAGCACGCTGGACGCCGGGCCTTCGTACAAAGCGAATGCTGAGTAGTAGTACACCGTATCCGCTGAGACGACGATGTCTGCCTGTTGCGCTGGGACGGGAGGCGTGTAGTCGGCAACCAGGGTACCGTCAGTCTCTGAAGACGGGTGACGAAGTGTATGCTTGCGGACCCGCAGCGTCTTCAGCGCTACCGTTTCTGCTGCGTTGACGACCGAAACGACCAGCGTCTGCGGCGTATCCAGTGCCGTTGTCGCATCAAAGGACGACAGGAACTCAGGATTGGGGTGCGGCATCTATCTGTCCTCGGGGGGGAGGTAGGGTATCATTCGATCCGACCCATTCGTGGCGGGAAGGGTCGTTTCCGTTCGTTGCAGGGGTGAGTTATACATCCTCTTCAGCATACACTACGTCGATCTCGAAGTCCGAGTCCTGCCGGTAGTACATGTACTCGTCGGGCTGGAGTGTGATGTTGCCGAGGTAGCGGGAGGTGTAAATCGTGTAGGTGTCGCCCAGGGTGAATGTGTCGCCCGGCTCACCAACGATGAACGAGAGCCCGCCTGACGCGTAGACTGCGCCGATTGTACCGATATCGGGAAGGAGCACGCCGTTCTGGGTCACGAAGTATGTGGTAGCGTCAAACATGATAACGTTCCAGGTGTCTGACGAGGTAAGCGTTGAAGCAAGCGTGAAAGAGTGGACTTCGGGTGCTGCAGGGTTTGACTGCACGACCCGTGGTTCTCTGGTGAATTTGCTGATATCCACGTAGTCGGTAGTCTGTCCGTTGCTCAGGTTTTCGATCAGAGCGGAGAAGTCGGACACCTTGTACCCGCGGCCGATCTCGGCGAGAGTGTAACCTAGTGCCGTCGCCAGTTCAGCACGGACCTGCTTGGATATTGTGCTGCGAGACATACGGTGTGCCTGCTGTTGAACGACAACACGGCAGGAAGCGACAAGCGGTACTTGTACCAGCGGGTATGCCTCGATTACCAGGCCCTCGACACACAGGTTCTGGAGATAGCTTTGCAGGTTGGTAAGCAAAGCAGGAGAAGCGGTGCCTCCGCCGTCCGGCATGACGTAGACTCTGAGCACGGACCCGCCTGGACGTGTAACGCGTACCCTGTAGACACCAGAGAAGTCGTTTGCCAGTCCTTCGGCATCTTCAGCGCGGCGGATGTAGTTGCCCGAGGCCCAGAGGCGCGGCGCCGTTCGTTTCACCGTGGCGACGTCCGGCCCGTTGGACCCGCCGGTTGCGGCTGTTGTCTGCTGCGCCGACAGCGTCTGTCCCAGCACTCCTGTAAGGACGGAGAAGCCGTTGGTTGCCAGCGTGAAGTTGCCCGTTGTTCCGGAGCAGACGATCCAGTCGGCCGTAATGGCATCGCCGATCAACGGGCACTTGCCGAACGTACCGTCTCCGAATGTGATCCACAGGTAGCCGTCCACGTCGTAGACCGCTTGGTAGCACAGGGTCGTATCGTCGGCGTCGTACAGCGAATCAACTCGGGGAACAGTAACGGCGTTCGCGTAGACGGTTAGGTATTCCCGCGGGATGTAGCGGGTCGAGACCTTGTACGCTTGGTACGCTCCACCGAGTGCGGCGGCGACGGCCTGCCCCGTGAACCGCTGCCCCTGAATGACGGCAGCATCGACATAGGACGATCCGACCGGGATGGATAAGGACGATGTCGTGAGACCGAATAGCGCGGGGGATGCGAATGTCTTCAACACGGTGTACTGCGGAATGGGGATTGGTGCACCGACGACGGCCCCTGTTTGGTTGGTTAGGCGCACGGTACACCCCGATGCCGCGGGGCCGGGGGATTTGTAGTCGAGGATCGAGAAGACCTTGAACGCCTGTGTCAACCGGTCTACATCGGTAGCGTTCGACTGACGGAATCTGAAGTCCAGCGCGAAGTGCTCGGTGCGCAACAGCGAGGCGATCAGGTTGAAGAGTTTACGCCCGTCTCCCACGGTATCGACGTTCGTGATCGACGGAAGATAGGACGGGATGTAGGTTTCCAGCAGGGTGCGCAGGTCTTCGGCGCTTTGTACGCCGTCTTTCAGCAGGTCTACCATGTTGGACTCCTGAACGTCTCCGTTACTGCTTCTCCCGTCCGTCTGATCCGGTAGAAGACGCGGATCTCGGTATCACCGGCGGCTGTGAGCGCGCCTTCACATCTCAGGTACTGCACGTATGTATTGAGGACGGCGAATACTGCGGGTAGCTGTTCAGAGCAGGCCGATAGCACCTCGTCCTTGGTGTACTCGAACAACATCTCGTCCAGACCGGCCCACTCCAGGTACGAACCGAACCACGCTTGTCCACCCTCCTGCACTAACCGGCGGACATACTGCTTCAGCAGTGTTTCGTCGGATGCGTAGGCAGGTGAACCATCGGGAGATAACGACAGGGGGGAGGCGAGTCCGGTGAGTGCACCGAGTGTTGTGGGGCCGGCCATGTTACGCCTGCTTCTCCAAGAGCGCCGCGACCTCGTCTATCACCCACCACTGAGAGGGGGACAGGGCGTCAAACCGCTTCCGCTGTTTCGCCATCGACGAAGACCAGGATTCGCCGGCTTCCGCCGTTTTCTCTCCTGAGTACACTTTCCATGCCGCGTGCCAGTCGCACACCATTTCGATGATGTCGAACAACGACATCTCTTGTGGCTGGTCCCAATGTTCGGGATGATGCGGGTTTCCGTCGTAATGCCGGTCGATGGTCCCGCGTTCCTGATTGAGCGCCGCTTTGTATGCGTCCGATCCGTAGGCGTGATCCCGAGCGGCCTTATTGATCCGCACGAAGCCGTCAAACTCGGCAGGTGAGAGCTTTGAGATGTCGTGCATCTTGGCTCGGCGTCGCAGTACGTCGCAGACAAGATCTATCCCGTCCTGCACCAGCGTGATATGCGCCGTGATGGTACGAAGGGTAGTGGTGGCTTCGTCAGACATTACAGACCTCACGATGATGTCTTTTTGGCGTTCGACCACAAGCGGCTGAACGCGTAGACGTTGGGGCCGGCGGCAGCGGAAGCAAAGCCGGTAATGAACATGTCGTCGGTGAAATCGCCGGGCCTCGGGATCTGGTTCAACTGCTGGCGGATGACGTCCACGCCGGCGCCGGTGTCCAGATACAGGAAATACCCGCCCAACGCCATCACCTGCTTCAGGTTCTTTATGTAATTGGCGATGTTCTCCAGAGCGTGTACCAGTGCCTGCGCCTTGGCAAGCAACATCAGTCCCGCCTCTTTCAGCGTGTCTTCCAGATAGGAGTTCTGTACCAGGTATTCTGCGATCCGGTCGAACTCTCGATCCAACACGGCGGCCATGTCAGGGAACACGTCACGTAACGCCGCGCCTTTCCAGTCCGGCGGACGGGAATGGGTGACGGCTGGATTGAGTCCGCCTTTGGCAAAGAACGCCATCCGGTCGTACAGTTTCCGCAGGTCGTCTGTGCGGATCAGATCCATCGCAGCGTGAACCAGGTTCATTATTTCAACGAACGTCGGCGCCGCCGCCATGTAGACACATACGGCAATCGGACCGGTCGTGATCGGACGGCGCGTATCCCCGAGGTCTGTCAACGTCCCGGCGATTCGCGACATGAAGTGTGAGTATGTGTGGGGAAACCCCTCTTCGTACAGCCGGTGTCCTGTTCGCAGGTGATACAGGTAGTCGTCGAGAGCGTAGTCCCACAGCGGCAACAGGTACAGCCCCGTCATCAGGTATTCGTTCTTGATCTGCTGAATCAGCGCCGCAATCGCCGACATGTAGTTGATGCCGCTTTCAGCCAGGATCACGTTTTGTATTGCGGCCAGCCCGTTTGCTGCGGCTTCAAGCCCGGTGATAATCGGGGACATCGTTTCATCCAGCGCGGTATACGCCGTGTCCATATCGGCGCCGGCCGCTGTCAGCACGTCGGCAAGTGTACATTTGTTCCAGATTACGGTCATATCACCGCCATGAGTGCTGCTGTTCCAGCCAACGAAGACTGTGCAACCCAGACAGCGATCGCCTCGGACAGCGCGGCAGCCCACGCATTGAGCGTTGCCTGCACCGCAATTGTGGGCGGGATCAATGGCATCGGCAAGGCGTCTTTACAGCGCGTGTACAGCGTATCACCGGCGTAAGCGGCGGGATTGACAGCAAGCAGAGATAGCATTCCAGAGGGTACACCGCCCGGCGCCGGTACCGTGCCGGCGAGACCGAAAATGATCTCCTCAAACGTCGTGTACAACCCCACCCCGACGCCGTCTACCAGTGCCTTGACGCCGGGTGTGTAGGTTGGAAACGGCGGGATGAACACCGAGGACAGCGAACCGAACATGTTCGTTCCGGTAGCGGTACCAAGTGTGACGATGCATCCGGTTATCGGGCCGGGCGGACCGACCGGAACGCCGGGAATCGTGATTGATGACTCCAGCATAGACCAGGTGGACGTGATCGCCGAAGCGAGCGAAGAGACAAGTGCCTGCGCTCCGACAGTAGGGTAGGGCGTCGCTGCTTGTAGCCGGGCGGTGATGTCGGGAGGGATCATGCCAGCGTATTCGGGTTGGTTCCGTGCACGGCTCCCGTGAACAGGCAGAACGGGAGGTTGTTGCACGGGACGGTACCGCTATTGAGAATGACCTGTCCAGTCGTCGTGATCTGGACGCTGCCGGCCGGTGTCTGAAGCGTAATGTTGCCGAGCACGTCTACTTCTACTTTCGACAATAGATTGGCGAGCGTGACGGCACCGGCCATTGTCTTCAGCAACGCGTTACCTGAGAGTAATTGGACGTACCATGCATCCGCTACAGTACCGTCGAGCGACAGGTTGCCGACTACCATCCTGTAGGCACCAGCGACAACGGTCGATGCTGCAGCGCCGATCGCCTGAATCAGTGAACCACCGACGTTCATCGTGCGCGTCGCCAGTACCGTTTCCTTCAACGACCCCTGGTATTCCTGTGTCTCCGCACGTTTGTGCGTCCCCGTGATCTTGCCGTCCACATCCAGGGCGAAGTCACCGGCCACGCTGAGCGTCACATTACCACCGCGTGACATCGTCAGCGCTGAGCCTGACTGGCTCTGTACCTTGATTGAATCATCCCGCCAGGCAGCCAGTTCTACCGTGTTGCCGACAACGTCTTGGATGGTGATCGCGTCGTCGCCCTGCTTGGACGACATCGTGATCGTCTGCTGCCGGTGCCCGTTGCGGCACTGCGACGTAAGCGTGACGCTTTCGTTCCCCTCGCGGCCGTCGAGCACGACCTCCTGCCCCGAGATGTCTTTCAGACGGATGAACGCCCGACCCTCGACCAGCTTGTCATGCCCGACCTGGTCACCCTTGACTGTGTCACGCACGCCGCGTTGCTGAGCGTTGTTCTTGTTCGCTTCGACCGTCACCGGGCACGACATCTCGATCATCTGCCCCGCACGATCGATGATCCTCAAGAACTCGGCGCCGTCCTTGTCTTCAACGACGATCGTGTGCCCCTTGTACGACTTCTTCCAGACCTTCCGCGTCGGGTGTTTGTCATCCGCTGCTTTGCCGTCAAACACGTCCTTGGGTACCGTGCTGCCCTTGGGCGCTTTCCAGGTCTGCTCCGCCGCCGGTGTGCCGCTGCGGGTCAGCATCTCGATTTCTTCACCCGCAGCGCCGTGCATGCTTCCCAGGACGATAGGGTACCGCATGTCTCCGTCCCGGCACTCGATCCAGACGTCCTGACCAACGATGTACTCGTGTGACGGTCCATGGTCGTACCCGGCCCCTCCCGGCAAGACGACCTGACACCATGGAAGTGCGGCGGGGGACGTGTCATTCGGACCACCGTGCAGCACCCATATCCGGATTTGCACGCGGCCAAGCCGCGCCGGGTCATCGACGCTCTCAATCCGCCCTTCCTGTGGTCCGTACAGCCGTCCCGACTGCCGACGGGCGGCGTTGCGAAGCACCCGATCAATCTGCAGATCGCCCCGCATCTACTGCCCCTCGATGTCGATGGCGCGCTGGTAGTCTACAGAGATACCGTAGTCGCTGGAGAGTGTGTGCGCCGCCTGCATGACGCGGTACAGGCCCGAAGACCAGTGGATGTTGCCGGACGGCAGTATAACCTGGACATTGTGCACGTCACCGGCACGGATCGCCAATGTCTCGGGATCGCCGATGAACTCGGCCGTCGCGTTGCCCGTTGCCTCGTAAATCTTCAGCCAGGAATAATGCGCTTCCAACTCAGCGACAGCGTCGTTGTTAGTCGGTCCCGATATCATCCAGCGTGTGTGCTTCTCGATCCATGCTAAGCGGTCTTCGACACTCTCGATGGTCTTCAAGAACGCCAATGAACCGATGTACCCATCCTTTTCTAACTGCGACAAGATCGCCGACGGGAGTATAGCGCCCGCCCCTCGTTGCCCCCAAGAACCCTTCACTACCGGGTCCACCACCCACTTGCGGTAGGTCTTGGTGTCAGGGTTGAACGTGATCGACACGGCCCCGTTCTGCGCCAGGTCGGCAAGCGTTTCGGCGGAGAAGCCGGGACGGAAGGACTTCAGCGACGGGTCTTGTCCCGTGAATACGCGGATTGTTCGGGTCGGCGGCAACGTTTCCCGCGGTCCGAAGTAGACCTCCTTGTCGGACACCGAGATCGACAGAATGTACGGACCGTTGCCCAACTCCGATACTGCCAGCGGGCACATGTACTCGCGGACGAACGCATGCCACTGCGTGAACACTGGAATCACCCACGCGTCACCGCCCGTTGATAGCGCAGCCGGAATGGGCATTGTCGGAACTACCGTGGCTCTCTCACACAGCGGATCTCGTTTCGCCAGTTCGGCGACAATGTCAGACAGCCGCGTGTCAAGCGGGAACGAGACGCCCTGTGTGTCTAGCCGCGGTGTAAACACGGTGCAGGCGCCGACCAGGTGGATTTTCAGGCCGGCGGGTACGAACTCCGGTAGATACTTCGTGAGGAAGCCTCGCCGCCAGCCTTTCGGCGGGTTCCACGCGTCCTGATCGGGATACCCGAACCGAAACTGAATCGAGTCCTGATTCCCGTCGGACTTCAACAGGAGCAGGCGGAACAGCAGCAGTTCCAGCTTCTCGAATTCCGGGTCGATCAGGTCAATCTCGAACGAGTCGGACCCATCGCCCGTCGAGTTGTAGCGAAACATCTGAAGGTACTTCGGCGGTACCGACAATATCGGCGTGTCACCGATCTTCAGTTGGACCCAGGGAATGCGAGCGGTATTGTCGTGCGTCGTCATGCGATCGCGTTGAGCGCGTTGAGTACTCGGACCTTGGACGGAACCAAAACAACCGTATCCGCTGCGGATTCGGCGATCATGTCTTCCATCCCGTTGACCATCGGAATAACCCACTCCAGGAGCGGAGTGCCGTAGAAAAATGCGGAGATCAAGTCGGGTCGGTGCGCATACCCGTCGGTGATCTTCCACAGTGTATCGGTTGGATCGGCGGTCAGCAGAACCGCAACGGGCCAGTACGTGTAGCCTCCGGTAGCGGCGTCATAGTATTTCTCGCGGTGTTGTTCGAGTGACAGGGTTGATGACATCAGCCTATCCACCTGATACCGGCAAGGCGCGGACCAACAACGCGCATCGTGATTGTCGCTTTGGCGTGGAATGGAGAACCCGTAACCAGGTCATACCCGCCGGTCTCGGCGATCTGGACGTCCACCAGGTAGCCGGTCCATGACCGTTTCGGCGTACCGGCGTCGAGGGGCGGGCCTTCGATCGCCATCGGCAACATCGAGATCGTGACTTTGTGCGGCGGTGTCGCTATTCCGCCGTCTGCCGTGGTTTGGTAGTCCGGGTAACACAGTGACTGCAACCAGGCAATGTCTTCAATCACGTTCTGCGGCGTTCTGGTATCCCCCACTTCAAGCGACGAACAGATCATCGTTTGGAAAGAAACAGTCTGCCCCTCGGTGTGCGAGTATCCGATGTGCGGATCGGATGTACCGCGGACTGCCTCCTCGGGATATGTCGCACGGGCGCCGTATGCGGGCTGCTCTTGCATGAGTACGGTAATCGACGCTGCGGTCACCGTATCGAGAACAGTTAATTTCATTCAAGCGCACCCACATACAGGGGAGTTATCCCACCCACGCCGGCGGTTTCAAGCGGTCCGGTGGGATTGGCGGGTTCGCGCCCTTTACCGGGGGGACGCGTTCTGCCGCGGCCGGCAACCAGTTCTTGCCGGATTGATTCCAGCGCAAGCAGCAGCCTCCGGTCGTCGATGGCGACAACACCGTTGATGGAAGTGGCAAGGCTGGTTGCGCCCAGGGCGCTCGCTGTAGCGAGGATGCCAGAGGCATAGCCCGAAGGATCGGTACGTGACTTTTCGCTTCCTCCTCCCCACCGGAACCGGCCTAGCGCGGCCCCGAGGTCTTGGCTTGTCCGGTCCAAATGCCCACGGAGAATAGCGCCACCCGCCATGATGTTCTTTTCTGGGTCCAGCCGGTTCCAGTCGGATGCCCATCCGAGTTGCTTCGCTGTGGTAGTAGCTTCCTCGGGACTGATCTGGAGCAGGCCCCAGTGCTTACCATTTTTGGCGTTCGGGTTGAACCCGGACTCACGGGCGATCCACGCCTTGAATACCTCCGGTTGGATGTTGAACTGTTTGCTGGCAGCGGCGATGAATGGGTCGAACTCGGGGTGCGCTTTGGCGAAACCGGACTGATCTTTTCCCGCAGCACCAGCCAGTTGTGTACCGACCGTCCACAGGGCAGACAGTCCCGTGCCGAGCGAACTGGTCTTAAAGCCCTCGGCGATCTCATGCGTCATGTCGCTAAACGTGCGGGGAATGGTGTCGGTCGCTTTCTTCGTTTCATCGAGCATCGACTGCAGAATCGACTTCCACTTGAAGCCGATCTTTTCCAAGAATCCACCGGGCGAAGCTCCTGCCATCTCGACTTTCGCGTCTAACGCAGTACGCGTGATTTTAGCAAATGCGGCATCCGCATCTTTCGTCATCGACAACATTGTGGCCTGCCACTTAGCGCCTATCTTATCGGTTAAAGCAGCGGTGTTCCCTTCTGCACTGGTGAACAATCCCCCCATCCAGTCCAGAACAGCGTCCATGGCGTCCATGTCTTGTGCCAATGGGTTCCCGATCCCCATCACGTTACCCATGACTGGGTTGTCTTTGACCGCCTCTTGCCGGTCTAAGCCGGGTCCGCCGAAAGCCTTCCTCCAAGCATGCCGTATTTCATTCGGGGACTCGGTCGCCCACCACTCCAGTGCTTGTATGAACTCGTCTATCATAGCAGTGTGCATCCCCTCGAAAAACCGGAGAAACTTCTCGCCGCCGCGTCCGGATACCCAGTCGGTGAACTGCGTCCAACCCGACTGCAGCCCTTTCCAGACAAGCGCGCCGATGGCGGTGGATATGTCGAGCCCCGTCTTTAACAGAGCGAGCCAGTCAACTGCTTTCAGTTTCTCGATACCCCACCGGAATGCTGTTGCAATCCACTCGCTCAGCGGTTCGGCAATCATCTTGAACCGTGTCTCCCAGTCAGCGTCCCAGAAATCTTGGCCCCAAACAACTGCCTGTTCGATCGCCGTGATAACATCGTCGATGAACTGAGTAAACATCCCGGCGTTATCATTCAGCCACACGCCGAATGCGCTCATCAACGGGAGTAAATGCCGTTCTATAACAGGAATCAGCTTTTCACCCATGGAGATCCAGATCAACTTTATCTGCTTCTCCAGAGAGGCGAATGCCTGTGTGATAGCGTCCACGGTCTTACGCGCCGCCCTGCCGTGATCGTCCATCCCCTTGCCGCCGTGCTTCAGCGACTCACGAACGAACGCCTCGGTTTCTGCCACACCCTTGCGCCCGTACTTCGCCAGTTCAGCGGCGTCAATCCCAAGGGACTCCGACAGTCGGCTGTACTGCATCTGCCCGCGGGCAGAACTGTAGCTCTCAAACCCGCGGACAGCTTGTCCGATCAAAGACGGAAGTTTCTCCGGGTGCGACTGAATCAGGTCTCGAATATCACGTGCCGTCATACCAACCGCCTGCCCCAACTGTGTGACAGCCACCCCTCCCTCGCCGATCTTCATCATCTTTGCCAGCGCCGGATACACACGGGAGAATGTGATCCCGAAGTTGCTGAGGTGCCCTTCGACCGCCTTGAACTGTATGCCGTAGTTCATTAGGCTATTGTCTGTCTTACCCGACAACATCAACAGGCTGTCCAACGACTCGTTGAACCCGAGCAATTCTTCATGCGAGATTGCCGTCTTGTCGCCGACGTACTTCATCGCGCTGCCGAATCGCTGCAGCCGCTCGTACCCGAGTTGGTAGACCTCGGCGAGTTGGAAGTGGAACTTACCGACTGCTGCGGTGGACGTCCCGGTTGCGCGGGCGAAGATCATCGTCTGATCCGTCCACAGCCGCATGTTCTTCGCGGCGTCTGTGTTCCGCTTGGCAAGGATACCGTACTCCAGCCCGAGGCGTGCGACAGCCAACGCCTCTTCCCTGGTGTACCCGAGGTTCGCCCACCACTTATCGGTGAGCCCGGCAACAACCCCTAACTGCTTGCCCGTCATGTTGAGCGCCTGGTTCAGCAGGAGCAGTCCTTTGTGGTGCTCCACCGCCGCCTTCACCATCGACACGCCGAACGCTACCGCCGCTACGGCCGCGGCAACCAGCAACCCGCCGACGGACTTCAGCAGGCCCGCCAAGTTCTTGAACGACTCAATGACTTTGTCGAGGATACCCTTGAAGACGCCTGTCTTCTTCGTCGCGTCCTCGGTGTCCTTGAACCAGCCGGTCCACATGTCGTGGCCGAGCTTTTTCAACTTGCTGACGCCGTCCATGAACTTGTTCTGGAGTACGTGCAAAGACTGCAAGGGCCGGGAGACCTTGTCCTCCAATGTCAGCAGCCACTGCAACGGTACTATCTCAGGCTCCACGCCGCATCCTCTTCCGCTTGGCCTGCCGCTCCGCGTCCTTGGCTTCCGCTGCTGCTTTTTCCGTTGCAGCGCTGGTCTTCTTGGCTTCCGCTGCTACTTTCTGTTCTGCTTGGAACTCTTTCATCGCTTCCCGGTAGAGAAGGGTTGAACTCGGTTCGCCCGCGGGCGTGTCGCCCTTGGCTTCCGCCCGTTTGAGGAGCACACCGATGATGTGCTTGCGCTCCCATGGCGGCATCTGCATGACGTCACCCCACGGGATCTGGCCCTGTCGCTGGAGGTACAGGATTTCAACCAGCAACTCCTCCGGCGGCGGAATCTGTCCCTTGATCAGGTCGTCGAAGAAAGAAGTCGCGGCTGACCGGCAACGGCATCGGGCCGTTGGGGTAGCCGCACACCTGACACTCGAATTCCTGCTCCAGTTGCACTCCGACGCGAATAGACTCGACGGCGCCACGGTATGCCAACAGATCCTGTCCGCGAAGCGCCTGGACGTAGTGCAGTTTGTCGCTGAACGTCGGCTCCGCTTCGTTGATCGTCTTCAGCCGCAGCGCCAACCTGTACTCATACTCGGGGTCGCCGATGATCTCCGGCTTCAGTTTCCGCCGCATCTGTTCGGCGTATTTGGCGATCTTCAGTTCGTCGTGCCCCGTCAACAGGCGCCACGTGAGTACGTCGCCCGCCTTGACCGGAGCGTTCGAGTGCTCTCCGGGAATTGTAACCGTGAGTTTGTCTGCGTCTTCCGGTGTGAGCAGAAGAACGGGAAACCCGATCGGCTCGCTGCCGTCATCGGGCACAGCATCCGGGTCCGGCGGTTTCATCGAGACTGTGTTGTTCGACTTCTCGCCGCACTCCGTACACTTGAACGAGAACCTGTACGCCGGCCCCCAGGACAAGATGCGCAGTACCCACATGAACCAGAACCGCTCGGGGATCGTGAACCCGAGGGGGTCGAACCCCTTGGGGAGATTCGTGCAGCATCCCTGGATCAGCCTGTTGGTCTTGACGTCCTGCCTGAGACTTTCGGCAGAGAAGAACTTCTCTTCGGTGGTGCCCATCGGCACCAGGTTGACAGTACCGTCGGGGAATGCATCAGGATACAGAATCCCGCACGGCAGTTTTTCAGTGGTTCCATAGCCGGCCATTCTTGACTCCTCGTCTCAAAGAGACTGTTGACGTGAAACTATCGACCGGAGCGGGAGATCCCCGCTCAAATGACTAGGTGAGATCCCACAGCGCCTTGTCCACGCACAGCGAGATATCCATGTCCAGCGGGTTCTGCGAGTCCATGGTGAGCGCCGTCGGCGGTTCGCCGGTAGGCCAGATACCCTGCAGCCCGCAGACACGTTCGTTTGAACTTCCGTCGGGGGCAAACAGCAGGATTTCTCCGACTTTCTTGTAATCGGAACACAGCCCCTTCTTTCCGGTGTACGGGTCGTATACCTTCCAGTACCACTTCAGGAGGCATTTGCGGACATCCTTGTCCACCATATCACGACATTTCAGCGGCATATCTTCCAGCGTTACACCGCCGGAGACCTTCCTGAAAGAGTTCCCCCAGTTGATCACGACGCCTTCCGTCTTGTGTCCCGGAATCGTAATGTTGCGGAGAGCGAGCATGACGAAGTCGAAGTCGGGGGACAGGCCCGTGATGCTCAGGTAGAAGTTGTTCTCGCGCTGCGGCTCGTACCCGTTGCCGGATGCCAGGTGATCTGCGTCTACTTTCGCCATGTGATTCTCCTATTGACGTGTTGCGGGTTGGCTTACAGCTTGAAGTTGCCGACGTATTCCTCGAACGTGACTCCGGCCGGTGTGACGATCCATTTGATGTAGATACGCTCTGCCGTCTCGGGGAATTCGACCCAGCAGTAACCCTGCGCTGAGTTGGCCTGCGGGAGCACGGCCGGATCGTTGGTGATGGCGTTGCACTTCGACTCGAAGTTCTTGATCCCGCCGCCGGACTTGACGTACCCGCACGCCTTATCTATGACGGATTTGATGTTGCCCCACAGGGTCGAGTCTGAAGTGTCAAACTCCAGTTCGGAAATGTACGAAGCGCCGGTGACTTCCAGCAGGGTCAGCGTCATGCGGTTGTTGATGCGATTCAGGCGGGAAGTGGACCGGAGACCCGTGTGCTGCCCCTTCAGCATGATCCCCTTGCCCGCGACAGAGACGAGGGGGTTGACGCACTGGTTCTCAGCCTGCATCATGTCGCGCTGGTCGAATTCGATGGAGTAGGCCACACCGAGTGCGTGAGGAACGATGCCGCGCTTCGGGCCGGCGGGCGCTTTCCAGGGTCCGCCCTGTTCGGCGGCGCGGCACATGCAATAGACTATGATACCGGACGGCGGGCAGTTGACGTTCTTGTCGTTGTACTCGTCATACACGCTGACCTCGGGCCAGGCCATGCAGGAACCGGACGCGCTGATCGGCGATGTACGGATGTTGGTGCCGTTCGACCAGCGCAAGATATCCGTCGGGTTGGTGACGGTAGCGATGGGCGGTCCGTCGAGGACGACTTGACAGTCCTTGCGGACCTCGCGGATGGCCTCCATCTCGTTCTGCACCGCCTGCTCGTCTTCACCACCGGCAGCCAGCACGTCGATCAGCACCTGTTCGCTGTTCTTGAACAGGCGCAGTGCCGCTATCTTGTCGGATGTCGCGATTGTTGCATCTCCGTCGTACCCTCCGTTGAACACGTAACCGGAAGCGAACAGCGGCTCTGCCAGGTCAGCACGTGCCGTGGTCTGAATCGGCTCAGTCGTTGCAGCGACAACAGCGCCGGACGGCAACGAGAAGTAGATGCTGCCCGCCGCGTCGGTCGCGAAGGCGGTGCGGTTCGTGTTGGCCCACGACTCCAACAGCACGCCGGACTCGTACAGATCCACGGTCCAGTTCGCCGGCGCCCCGTTAAAGACCTTGACTTCAGCAGTGAAGTTGTTACCGCGCGTGCCTTTGTAATAGCCCTGAAGCCGGACGGACGCGGGCAGGATGTAGAAGTCAAGATTCGCCAGTGTAGCAGCGAAAGCCCGATTCACCGTCAACTGTGTGTCGCTGTCAGTGGAGGTGACAACGTACACGCCGTTGTCTGTGGTCGGCGATCCCTCGTTCACGATCAGGATATCACCGGCGACAACGCCCCACTTGCTGAAGTAGGAGAACGCCGACGTGAAGGTCTTCAGACCGATCGCGGCTGATCCGTCACCGCTTGCCGGAACGGCTCCGCCGGGACCGCCGCTGGTCGCGTCGGGATTGATGATCGTCCGCGGCTTGTAGATGTAAAAGTCCAAGTTGCTTTTGTTGCCGACAGGCAGGTCGCGGTCCAAGACAACTTGTTCTGCCGACGCGACAGAATCGACCAGGTACACGCCGTCGTCTTCGGTGCTGCCGGGCGCGGCTTCGTAGATGTGGACAATGTCGCCTGCTGCCACACCGGATGTCGTGAAGTTTTCGCCATTGACTGCAACGGACGTCAGTGTACGTGCCGACACGGTTCCGGTCGCGCCGTTCGTCTTGGCGTTGCACCGGGTCGTGTGTACCTCGAAGTTGATGATGGCGCCGGAGGCCGACAGATCAGCGGGCCAGTCCCGGTTGACGGTCAGTACACCAGCAGCTACGGCCGTGATGATGTATGTCCCATTGCACGTATTCGCCGGGGCATCTTCGTTGATGTACAGGAAGTGCCCAACCTTCACTCCGCTGGCGATGAACCCCGGAACAGCAGCGGATGTCAGCGTGCGGACTCCGACGGCCGACAGCAGTCCGTCCGTCCCCGTTTTGAATGCCGGTGACCGCCCCCCGCGGAGAGTGCCCAGCGCCTTCACGGCCGGGTCAAGCGCCGCGTCGCACCGTACCAACTGCCCGAACCGCCCTTTGCGGAAGTACTCGCGGACAGTGTACCAGCCGTACTGGATCGAGCCCGCTGCCCAGGTCGCCTTCGGTTTGCCGAATGTCGCCAGGAAGCTGTCATGCGACGTACACAGCGTCGGAGCCGTGAGCGTGTCGGACATTGCCGGCCCCCACGTCGCGGCGAGAATGGCGCCGAGGCGCAGGTTGACGTTCAGGTTGACGGAGTACGAACGGTCGTCTTCCTGATTGTATGTGCCGGATGCGTTGTATGTCGTCATTGATTCCTCCGCGTCTTAGTCGTTGAGAGTCTTGATCTCGTCGTCTTCGTCGGGCCTGTCTTCGACTGGCATCGGCAACGGAGGCGGCAGTTCTACCTTCACTTCCACTGTGATTGCTGCGGGCTGCGGTTCTTCGATCGGCAGAATCCGCAGCTTACCGCTGCGAACAAGGGACTGCAGCGCCGGTTCTTCGATGGCGTAGTCCCCCTCGGCGAACAAGTCGCCGCCGGGTCCGATCACGCTGGTACACGCGTGCCGTTTTGCCGGTCCCAGGAAGACCCGCACGGTCAGCGCCTGTTCGGTCAGATTCTGAATCCTGTACTTCGCCATCTCATGCCTCCGTAAAGAACCCGGCCTCGACCGGCGTATCTGCGTCAGGCGCCGTCGTGAACGTAACGGCAACCGCTCCAGTTGTGTAATTCACAGTACCGGTAATCCCGGTTCCCGAGATCACGCCTGCACCGTCGTCGAACCCCGTTACCGTTAATCCGCCGACCGTACCCGTCACCAGCACCGAGTATGTCTGCAAATGCATCCCGAACGTATCGCTGAAGTTCTTGTTCGCTCCATCGCCGGTACCGAGCGGGTGTCTACGTGGGCTGTAGATACGTTCGATCTCGTTCTGTGTGCCCCAATCGAAGAATTTGATGATGATGTTGCGGGCGACTTGTTTCTCGACCAGCGTGTTGTCGAAGATCCACCCCTCCAGATAGTACGGAAGTGTGAAGCGCACCAACCGCTCACCGAAGCGCTCAGCCGACTCTAGGTTCGTCGTGTTGACCACGGCGTTCCCAAAGAGCAGCGTTGCCTTCTTCCAACCCCACGGATCACCGGCGTGGACAGAAAGCCACGCGTATCCGCGACCGGTCAAAAACACGAGCTTCTGAATGAGTAGGTGTGCCTCGCGCGCCGTCTCGGTCCAGATGTCGGCGGTATAGGGTATCCGGGCAAGCATCGGCATTCTGGCGGTCCGCCGCAGGAGCTTTGTTTGCTGCTGCGCCTTGGAGTAGCCCAGATTGCGGATCACGGCTGTTGATTGCCGGTCGCCGGGAAACTCAATGTTCTCGCCAGCGTACAAGGAGACCAGCGGCAGGTTGGGACGCGACTGTCCAGACTGCAATACCGTTTTCGCTTCGATCATGGCGCGGTCTACTGGTGACGTGATCACGTTGACGGTGTGTTCTAGTACGCCGCTGCACAGACCAACGAAAGTCTGCCGCATCGCGAGGTCATACGCCTCGAATATATCTACTGGCCTGGCGCTCACCTATCCCCCGTATCAGGCGCGCGCCCGCCTTCCATGACAGTAAGCAGCGTGCGGTTCAACTTGTTGAACGCCGCTGTCATTTCACCGACGCGGGCCTCTAATTCAGAAAACCGCTCCATCGCGTTTGTGTTGGACTGCTTGACAAGCGCAATGTCCTGCTGTGCTGTCGAGAATGAACCGAGGTACGCCTTTTGCTGGAGCAGGCAGTGATTCTGAATCAGCAAGGCGGCGTCATCTTTCTTGACGACCTTACGTTCGAGATCCACTACCATCTCGTATGCCGTTGTAGTCCGTTTTACCAAGTACAGAAACAGCGGGATTCCGATACCAGCGATAATCGCTGTGATGACACTCAGGATTGGAAAGACTGCGCCTACAGCACTAGTTTCTTCCACAGTAGACCTCGGCGGTACGGGACGGAACCATACTACTGCTTCGGGGGTTCTGCCGGCGGCGGCGTCCCGCCATCAGGCGGGGACACCGCGTCTTCGGGTGGGAAGATGTCTTCATCGTCTTCATCTTCCTCATCCGGCTCTTCTTCGGACTCCGGGTCGAAGTAGAGATCCAGTTCATCCTCGGGGAGTGTGAGTTTCGCCGTCAGGAAATCGGGCGTCTTCTTCCCTCCGCCCTCTGCCGGCTTGTCGCCGTCGGGCTTCGGCGGGTCCACCGGCGGCACGGGCGGGTCGGGCGGGTCGGTGTCGGCCCCCTCTTCCTTCTTGCCGGGCTCAGCCGGCTTCTTCTCACCGTCAGGCGCCGTATCGTCTTCGCTCCGCGGTAGGATCTTCTCGACCGAACGGAGCGCCAGCGTCAACTGCTCGTCCTCCTCCGACTTCTCGACGATTTCGATCTTGACCCTGGTTCCGGCAGGGATCGTCTCTACCGGCTGAAGCAGGACGTAAGAGAAGCCCTCCTGCACCGCTTCGGTAATTGCTTTCACGTTGACCAGCATCTTGACCGCTATGTCGATGCGGAGTTGGTTCAGGTGCGGGAAGTTCACCGCCAGGAACTCGGCGACGTCCTTCGCGTTCGGCTTCAGTCTGCCCGCAGCGATCTCTGCTTTCGCCGTATCGACCAGCGGGCCGACACGCAGGTCTTCCAGCATTGAGACGAACGCCTCGACAACAGCGCCGGGCTGTGCCCCGCGCATCACATGCTCAGTCCAGTGCCGAACCGTTGCCCGTGTCTTCTTGCTCATGTTCTCTCCTTACGGCCGGCGTCGATTGAGCGCGCCAGCGCAGTCATCTGATCGAAATCCCGCCAGTTGATATGGTCCCACGCCTCACTTTCGACCTGCGACAGCAACTGCCGCAGCTTGTCCTGAAGGTGAGTCTTTGCCGTGTCTACTGTCATCGTGCCGACACCGCCGACACGAACCGGCGGATCATCGCCGATGTCGTCTTTCAGCCCGAGATCCGCACCGGGCGCTTCGTTCAACGCCGCCCGGAGCGAGGAAACTTCAACCGCCTCGGACTGTGCGTGCGGAGCGAGAGCGCCCTTGGCGTGCGCTGCACGGCGGAAAGTAGTATAGGCATGAACACGCGCGGCTTGGTCGATGTCGGCGTATTCTGTCGGAGCGCCGAAGTACGCCTGTACGGCACTCTCTGCCGCTTCTTTCGCCGTCCGATACTCGTCGGAGTTGACGCCGTTCTGCCGCTTCACCCACAACAAACGGCGAAACGCCGTGAGTGCCGAACGAATCTGTTCGTCCGACACGTCTTCATGCAGTATGCGGAGAAAGCTCTGTTTTGCCGTGTCTGTCATATCTGTGCCATCGCCTTCTTGATCTGGTGGATGACGCCGCGCCACGCCTGATGCGGTCGGATACCAAGTGAGACGGACCCGTACTCGTAAAGCCGCAAGCGACGCCACATCTCAGGGTCTATTCTCACAGCATACGCTCCGGGGGTTTCGATGATGGTCACGCTGTCAACAACGGCAGAATAGGTGATCTTGTACTCGGCAGGGACAGTGACATCGGTTCCAACGGCCGACAGTTGCGACTCAATGCGCTTCAGCACCTCGGCGCGGACTGCATACGCCCTTGCTGCCATCTTGCTCTGCTGCGCCTGCACGACTTCAGGCCGGCGACGAAGGATAACGTCGGTGATCTTCTTTCCCTTGGTTCCGCTATCGAATGTCACGGTGTGAAGATCTCCCCCGTGGCTTTGTTCACATACAGCGTCTTGAAGCACCAGATCCGGTCTAGCTGCAGACTCACGGCAACGTCATCCAGCGGTAACTCCGCCAATCGAGACCGTACCTGGACTTCTGTGGCGTCCAAGTCCTTGCCGCTTTCGGTGATTACGAATTTCTCGTCGTCAGTCAACTGGATACGGAATATGTCCTGCGGTTGCATCCGACTTGCGGCGTGTGCTGCCGCTGATCTGTGCACACGGTCTGCTACCGCCTCGATGTCGGCAACCATCTCGCTCTGCAACTCGATGCGCCGGCGGATCACTTCACTCGGCGTCAGTGGTTCGTATACCCGCACTACGCCCCCTGCACAGGTGTGACTTTCTGCTGATTCGGCGGCAGGTCTCCGCCGGTTGGAGCGGCGTCTGCGAGCAGCGCCTTACGAATGGAGTTTGCTACATCCTGCGGCGTCGCCAATCCGTCGAACTTCAGGCTCCGGTTTACCGACCCCAGAATCGGGTGACGGTAGTCCAGGTTGACATGCCCGACTGAGTTGCGGCGCTCTGCATCGTGCCCGTCGCTTACACCGATACTGAATGGAGCAGTGCAGCAGCAATACCCGTCGTTATTCGATGCGACAGCAACGGGATCGAGCCGCACGCTGAGAGAGACATCGGCCGGCTGCCCGGCGATTGACGCCGTAAGCGTGAGATGGCGGGATACGTCGCCGCTTGCCGGCCAGCACGGCGTCGGTTCCTCTTTCCCTGCGTGCTCCAAGGGTCCGATCTTGCCGAGTCCATCCAGTCCGGCAATCACGGCGTCAAGGAATGCCCGAGTCTGTCCGTACAACACCGCCGCCAAGCAACCGGGCACTTGGCGGTAATCCTGTGTCTTCACGACTTCGGGCTTGTGGATCGGGTACGCATCACCGACCCATTCGACCAGTGTGCGTCGCCCATCCGACGGACGGATTTCATGCAGGTTCTTCGGCTGCTGGCCCTCGTCGAGTGTACGGTGACCGGGAGAGCGCTGTACCAGCGAAAGCGCAGGATCGTCGGACGCAGACGAAAGCTGTGTCAGTTCACGAAATCTGTCAGAAGCATCCGTCATGTCGAAATCCTCCGCTTGTGCGTGACTTCACTTGAACCGAGCCACCGCACATGAACGCCACTACCTGTGAAGAGATCGTCGGGTCTGATGTCGGTGATCTCCTGTTCCCGCCCTTCGTCGTCCACGAACCTGTCGCCGACTTTGGGTGTGATGGAGTTATCCTCCAGCGTCTTTGCTGCGAATACCAGGATACCGTTTCGCGGACGGTCGTAACCGTATTTTGTGCAGACAACGGGGGACGGGTCCATGATCAACAGGAACGGGATCGCCGCTGTCGCGGTCCATGCAACCGAACCCGAAGCCGGATCACCGTACACGTCGTGGTAAATGACCTCGTAGGGCAACCCCGTCTTACCGCCGTAAGGCCAGTCACTGTCTACTTTTAGCGTAGTGACATTGACGATCTGCACCACCTTGTAATCGCCGTTGTCGAAATCATCTGTAACCCCGGCAATCCGGAGCAGAGAGTTCACCAGTACGGTTGTCGAGAAATCCTTTGTTGTGTCGGTGAACAGCCGGTTAGTCACGACGGCACTGGTAGCGCCGACGGTTCCGCTGATAGCGGCGATCTGCGATTGCCGATACAAGACGCGGTTCGGCCGGTAAAGCTCACCGTATTCTCCGGCGCGTGCCTTCAGGTACGCTGCATCTTGCGCTGACTGGAATAGGTTCGACTGTGTCATGCGGCGGGGTTCTCGGCGCGCTTCGGGCTCTTGAACTTTGAGTCCCGAGTTTCAGTCAACTCTAGGAACCGGGAGAGCGCAGCATCCATCAGTTCACTCCCTTCGTGCTTGTCATGCCCCCGCCCGCGGCGTAGCGCCGGCTTTCTTCAGTGCCAGCCTGAGTGCCTGTGCCGCCCGCTTCCGGTTGGTCTCCGTGCTGATAGCGTCGGTCGCCGGCCGGTCAAGCAGCCACAAGGCAAACTCCATTGTCTTGCGGTCACTGACCGCGTCGGTCGTCGCGGGGTCGGTTGCTTCGTGCAGCCGAGTGAGCAGGCGGCTTTTCGGTCCCGTAGTCTTCGCTTCACCGATAGAACTCACGGTAGACTCGTCCCCCCCTGTTTCCGCTATGCGATCGGTACCGATCCGTGCTGCTTTCTGGTAGTGAAGCTCGTCAGGATCGCCGTCGTCGTCCAGGCCGACTTCGTCATCGCCTACGAATACGGTCTGCTTGCTGAACTTGTCCTGGAGTTCAGGATCTTCGACGTAACCCTTCAGGTACGTGTACTCGCTCACGTTGAACCCGTCGAAGCCGCGCTCGACCACGGTTCCGTACTCGCTGTCCTTGCCGCCCGGACCGTACCACGTTGCCGTATCTCTGACAAACTCGTCAGGCTGCCGGAACGTGTCCTGCTTCGCTGCTTCGGCAAGGAACTGCCGATAGAGCGGGAGCAGGCCCTTGACCGATTCCGACATCATGTCGTCCACGGCGGCGTCGGTGAACGATTCGTTCGTCCGCTTCCTGGACTCTGAAATCTTCATCGACTTGATCGCCTCGGGGACGGCCCCCTTCAAACCGAAATCGGACGGGTTGATCCCGCCGACCTGCACTTCCCGCAGGAATGTGTCCGCCATCTGCTTTGCCGCAGCTTGCCGCGTCGGCTTGGGGAACTGAGCGGACCACGAGTGCCCCGGTGTTCCGTGGATGCTGGCGTACTTCTTGGCCCCGGCGTCTGCCAGGTAGAGCCACAAAAGCGGCGCCTTCGTGTGGTCATACTCACCCTTCACGATCTTGCGGAGCAGGTTCTGGTGTATCGGTGTCGTCCGCTGCCGGTACAGGTCGCCGTCGTTGTCGATGAAGAGAACGAGTTCATTCGCGCTGACCGTGTCCTGACCGGAACCCGGAGCATCCCGATCGAAGCGACCCTCGTTCTTCTGCCCCAGCCCCGCGGCGCGTTCCAGTCGGGTCGCCAGCCGCTGAGCGGACGACTCAGAATTCTTCCGCAGGTTCGCTATTGCTGCGATCAGCGTGTCCCGGTTTACCGCATGCCCGCCGTACAGGAACGATCCTGCGGCGTAGATCGGATCACTGGCACTGGAGTGCCAGTCCATCATCGCCAGCCCGAGCCGTTTCGCTTCAGCCGGTTCGATGGTGATCAGCGGTTCGTCGCCAGTGTCTTCATTGACTACGCCGGGACCGGCAGCGGGCTTACTCGTGCTCGGCCTCGACCCGGTCAGGATGGACTTGAACGCGTTGCCTGCGTCAATCTGTTCGTGCACTTTCATCTCTTGCCTCCAACTCTCACAACATACTCAATAAGGTAGTCCAGTCCTTCAAGCACTTCGGGTCTGGTGTAGAATCGTACATCTTCCTGAAGATGCCCACGTGCAGCGAGTAGGGCCGCCGCAACATCGCTGGTTGATGCAAGCGGTCGGCGGAACAACGACTTCGACGCCAGCACCCCCTCGGCAATATCCGCATCGAATGTATCAGTGAGCGCTTCGTGTAGTACCTGTTCCGGTCGGCCCCCGTCAACCACCGCCTGTACCAGGTCTCGAACGAGGTCTTCATCCATCATGCCCTCAGCGGCACGCCGATCTCGCCGATCCTGTTACGCAGTTCCTGCTCCAACAGCGGCAACTCGTCCTTTGCTTCCTGAAGCAGGGCGGGACCGTCCATTTGAAACTCGTGCTCGGCCCCGCGGACGACGGCGTACTTCGACCGCTGTCGCCCGAGCGGCATCTTCGCCGTCGCCAGCGTGTACCGCAGAAACCAGTCCTCGTCATCAGGCAGTATATCCGTCACAGCCCGATCTTCCAGATACGTGTAGACGCCGGTCGTACTCTCAGTAACGTTGGATGCGATCCACAGCGTGTGTGTGTCACGCTCCCAATCCCACTCCAGATTTGCCGACAGTACCTGTGCCGCTAGAGCCAAGTGCGCTCGGTCCGTAATGAACTCGTCGAGTCTGAGCGGCTGTCGAACCATCTGATACGGGTTGAAGATGTCAACCGACGCAAGAACCGGACGCGCACGCGGCTTCAGTTGGAAGTCTACCAGACCTTTACCGTATGTCGTCAACACGTATTTCTGTACTCCGGCTGTCACGGCGATCTGTGCTTCCTTACGAAACGGGCGATACCGATTGTACAGCCGCAATGCTTGATTCTGGCACTCAGTGATCATGTTCGGTGTGAGTTCGACCACGACACCGGACGTGGTGTCCTGGCCGAGCATCCGCTTGACGTAATCACTTACGATAGTTGCTGAGAGTGCCATGTATTAGTGAGTGCTGCGACTTGGGCCGGGAGACCCGGCGTCAGGGGGGAGGCCCCCCAGCCCAAGCGCGGGGACTGACGAACGTTACACCGGGAGCGAAGTACAGGTGCCAGTGCAGTAGAACCCGCCGTCCACGACCTTCTTGCCATACCTGCTCCAGATGCCGAAGCGGGTGAGGAAGTCGGTCAGGGTGACGGGCGGCACGTGCTCGAACATCTGGTACGGGGAGAAGATGTACCCGGTATCCCACATTTCCTCGCCCTTGTGCCCCATGCAGTACGTCGCGCGGGCCATGTACGAGTTGATGTAGACTTCCCAGGTTCCGTTCAGCGTTCCGATGTGCTGGATGCCGCGGCCGGAGATCTTCTTGCCGTTGCCCTTGAAACCAGGCAAGGTCTCGATGACGTTGCAGACACCGACGCCGGCGACAATCCAGTCACCGCGTGCACGCTGCGTGGTCTCGTAAATCTTGTTGCTAGCACCGACCAGCGTGTCCACGATCGACAGCTTGTGCTCGGTGTACGACACTCCGGCGGGGGGGGTGGCACTCCACGCCACCTGCTGGTTGGTAGCAATCCTGATGCAGTCGTTGATGACCTTCTGGTCGATCTCGAACTTGGCCTGGCTCACCTGCGCTGACATCAGTTCGACATCGGCCGACTTGCCGTGCACAACCCTGAAGTCCATCGCCGATTCAAGCGACAACTTGCTGATCAGCTTGTCAGTGACTGCGGTCACCGGCGAACCGGTGATCACGAAGTCAAGCTCGGCCTGAAGGCTATTGCCTTCGTTGTCATAGTCGTATGTCACGACGACGGCAGCGCCCGCGGTGGGAGCGGCAGTCCAGGTGATCGAGTACGCCCCGGTCGAGTAGTTGATCGTGCCCGTGCCGGAACCGGAGAGCACACCAGCGCCGTTGTCGGTCACGATCTGCGTATCGCCGTCGGAGAACAGCATGGTACCGGAGTGAACCGGAACCCATGACAGCGTACCGGCGAATACCTGCGTGGCACCGTCACCGGTACCGATCGACTCGCCTTCGATGGTCTTCGACCCGAAGTTCGTGCTCGGGTTGGTCAGGATGTCCTGCCCCGCCTTCGCTGCGCCCTTCGTGACGCCGTACAGGAACTTCATAAAGAAGACCATCGACGTCGGGCCGTTCATCGCCTGGATGGAGACCAGGTCGTGAGCGATCAGGTTCGGGAACACCGCAGCGATGACCGGGTAGGACCAGCGGTCGAACGAGCCGACGTAGGAGAGACGGGTCGTCTCTTCCAGACTCCGGTAGTACACGTTCTGGTTGTGGAGGAGGAGGGCGGTCTGCTGCCGCTTCTTCTCGTCTTTGATCCCCTCCAGCAACTCGCCCATCGTCCACTTCATCGTGTTGCCGTCGGGCATCTTGCCCTCGTACAGGCAACGGTCCTTGCGGCTGACCAGCGACTCGCAGAGATTCTGGTTCTCCGTTACGCCGCGTTTGTACTCTTCGGAAAGGATGATCATCGTATACTCCTTGGGTTTGAAGTCGTTGTCACCGCTGGACCTTGCTCCGGAAGATCGACATGATGTCTGCTGTTGCGGACACAGGCGAATTCAGGACGGGAAGTCCAGTATCCACACCCCGGTTCTGTCCGGGGAGAGGTTCACGTGAAGTAGAGTCGGCGGCTTCGTTCACATTCCGCCTGTTCCGCTTGATCTGCTGCATCGCCCGCTGCTTGGCTCCGCCGACACGGCGCGTCCGCTTGGCTTCGTCCTTCGACGACTCGTCGTCGGTTCCCCAGAAGCCGTAATCACTGCCGTCGCCCTCGGAGGCGCCGAAGTAGTGACCGGCGGGGGCGTGCTCGTCCAGGGCATCGAAGAGTTCAGCGAGGATGTCGGACGCAAGGTCCGACTGCCACCAGTCATCGTCTGCGCCCAGGTCGGACAGCGGTGTCTTCGCTGCATCCTTGATTTCCTGCTGGACCTGTTTCGCTTTGTCGGCGTCGAGATCCTCCAGTTCGTCCAGGAAGCGGGGAAGCAGATCCTGAAGCCGCATGGTGCCCCAGGAGATCGAACCGGGCGTCCCTGTCTTCTTTCCCGTGTCAGCAGCGGGAGGCGTGCTGGATTCCGGCGGCGGTGTCTCTTCGGCCTCGTTGATCTTCGCCTTCACGGCGGAACGTGCCGCTTCGTTGGTTGTGACGGACGCGAGCAAGCTGTCCAGGTCCGACTGCGGTACCGTCTTGGCCTGCGCACCGCCGAGCCAGCGGTTGATGTGCCGCGTAGTCGTGCTCGACCATGCCTTGTCGGTACGGAAGTTTTCGCCGCCCTTTGAATACGCTACGGGCGTCCTGTACGAGAACAGGATACGCGTGCCTCCGACGACGACCTCGTTCACATTCGGTCCGATCGGCGTCAGGCCCACACCCTCAGCGATCTGCTGCGGTTTGCGGTCTTCCTTCAACATGGAGTACGCCGGCGGTTTGCCCTTGGCATAAGCAGCACGAGCGATCAGCTTTCCGGTGCCATCCTTGTACTCCAGGACCGCCGTGTCGGGGTCAGTCGTATTCGGCTCGCCCTTCAGTCCTGCGACAGCACGAGAGAATTCCTCCTGTGTCGTCGCTTTCAGCGCGGGTACCTGTTCGTGAATCGGCTTCGCTGCGGAAACGGCAGCACCGCCCGTCTCACTCAGCGTCTTCCACACGCGGCGGACGTCCGACTTCGTCTTGCACTCACCGAGCAGGCGGCGCGCCATCGGGGCGAACGCGGGCTTCGTGTGCCGCAGCACAGCACCGGCAACACGCGCCGTTTCTCTCTGGTTGAGCGTGTCAAGCAGCGCTTCGAGAATGCGGCCCTCGGCCTTGGCGCGAGATTCGTACAGTTTGTACCGCTGAAGCATCTGAAGAGAACTGCCCAGCAGCCGTTCTGCCGATTCAAGCCGCTTCGCCAGCATGACATTATCCTGTGCCGATTCTGCAACAGGGCGAATTGCTGTTCCAGTTGCATTGCAATGCGGGCACGTCAACGGCCCGCCTTCAGGCAGCGATCTGCCGTCGCGCACGAACTCTTTGTGACACGATTCACACTTGTACTTCTTCGACGCCGCCTGTGACATCACAAAAGCGATGTCCTTTTTCATGCTGTCCGTGGCTTCGGTAAGTGCGGTGATCGCTGTCATTACTCGTTCGATTTCTGCGTGCGGCATAGCGGCCCCTTCCCCATTGGCTCTCTGCGAGAGCTTGGCGAGAGCATGTTCTACCAATACGGAGTCTCGGATCTCCGCCCCTAACGACGCACATTTTTCAATCACCTTAGTGTCAGTGGCCTCGTTTATCAGTTTCAGCAGCGGTTCGCGCACACGCGTTCGTTCCTCGGCCTCTTTCGCTTCGGAGAGCACACGTGGGTACGCTCCGGGGGTGGACGGCTCCAAAACGAAGTCCCAGGTAGACAGCGCGTAGTCTGCTTCGTTCACGACTTCAAGCCCGTTCTCGACAATAGTCGATCCTTTACCTCGGGATGACGTTCCGAGACCGGCCTTCGCGCGGTGCAGCGTAGCGGCAACGTGCCCGTGCGGTGTGTCGAGAATGTCATACTGGCAGTACACCGACCCGTCAGGTTCCAGCCGCGCTTCGGTAACGATATGCGACACGTCTTCGGGTTTCGACGCGTCTTCATCTTTCGGGTGTCCCAACTTCCCGAACATCCGACGTTCGGCGATCTTTGTCTTAATCGCGGGATCGTTCAGCGTTTTCTCCCACAGGGACCGCTTGTACACCCTGTTGTTCTCGTTCTTCGTATCGGACGTCTGCGAGCGCCCACCGACGCGCATGATGATGCCGGGCGGCAGTGATCTGCGGTCTTCGGTCATCACCGTGTAGCTCGGATAGTAAGTATCGACGATAGGCTGTAGCATATCTGCCTCCTAGTTTTCCGGTAGGTCCAACTGTGTAGCCAGCAACGCCGCGTATTCACGGGTCCACCAGCCGACATTTGCAATTTCAAACAGGGTTGTACGCGTCCCCCGCAGTACGCTGTGGATCTGATTGTCTGCGGTAACCATGGCCCGCGCTTTCTGCACGAACTGCGTGAACCATGATGTCAGGCTTTTCGTTGTAATTGCTTTGACCTCCGGCGAAACAACGAGATCGGCGACTGCGCGTAAGAAACTTTCCAGCAGATTCCGCGACGATGTGCTGCCCCCGCCCTTCAAGACGTCTGACGGGATGTAGCCTTGGATCACGTCCACTGTCAGGCCGAGCGTTGTTTGCACTTCTTTCGTTGTCGTATTACCGACAATAGACCGGAGCACGACGGCGAAAACCCGGCCGATGCCCGGCTGTAATGCGCGCTGCACTGTAGCGCGGAACAGGCCGGATAATAGGCTCTTGCGGAATGCTGGATCAAACTCACCCCCCAACTGCTGACGGAGCACCGACACAAAATGCAGGATACCCTCCATCGGACCGGGATGCGCCATACTCTGCATCCACGGAGCGAATACCTGCATGAGGAGATGCCGTACCGTTGCTTCCATTTCCGCTATCCCAGCCGATGCCAGCTTTGCGGCCAGATCAGACGCATCGGTGTAGCCGGGAGTACCGAACAGGCGTAACCGCTTCAACCACGCGTGTGTCTGCGGTGTAACGTAGGCGGCAGCGCCGGATTCGTATTCCTTGTTATCGAGCACTTCCAACACATGCAACGGGCGCATCGAGAAGAACACCGCTTGCGTCGGTTCGTTACCGTGTATGACTGCCAGCCCCGGATCAAGAACACCGTCGAACCCAAGAATTGAGCGAAAAACAGAGTTCCACTTGTTCGGGTTGTTGGCTACCAGCAAGCGGGTCACGTTCCAGAGTTTACCGGCAGGTGTACCCACTCGGGCACAGCGTTCCCAAGCGGGAAAATCGGAATCCATTCGCTCTTGCGCCTCAGCCGCTGACGCCGTAGATCCGTCTGCTTTGTACCGCGCTAATGTAGGCTTCATCGCGGCGTACTGTGCTGGTGTCAGGGACTCCAGGTTCAAGAAGTTTGTATCCGGCTTCACCTGTAACACGTACACCAGTGGGCGGGATTGACCGTAGGGCACGCGCATCTGACCGTGTTGAATGGCGTAGTCGATGGGATACGCGTAGATGCCGTTCGGCGTGTTGAATGTAGATTTCGGGTTGATGCCGATCTTCGGAGCACCACCAACAGGATCACGGAACGACACGAACACGTCAGCACGCCCTCTGTACTTCGCTAGCCGATCAGAAACAGGCTCACGCGGCAGATCAACAGCACGCCGTTCGACCAGTGACTGGAATGTAGACAGCGCAGTCATGCTGCCGCCTGGTTCAGTTCCTGCTGCCGGTCATGCGCTACGTCTACCAATCGATCGAACAGCGGCCCCACGAGGCGGGCACGGGACGCCAACGACACGACCGCCTCCAAGTCAGTGGCCGATGTAAGCCGTCGCGTAGCAGCGAAGATCGGAGGGAGTGCGTCGCTCAGGACGCCCGCGTAGTACCGCATCGGCGAAACCAACGGAAGTGGCGACAGTAGCAATTGCAGCGCTGCAACGGGCGGCAAACCACGCGACACTGCTGAAATTGCTGCCGGAGCATCTGGCACACGGAACCCAGCGCCAATCATGCGAACCAGAAGCGCGACGGCGCGGTATTGCTTCGCTGTCTCGGATGATTCAAGCGCGGTGATCGCTTCAGCCTCGGCGCGCTGAATCAGTGTAGCGAACCCGGATTGCATTGATGCGACAAGATCGTCCGCAACCGACCGATCCGATGCATCAGCCGGGATTGAAGTAGAACGGCCCTGCTGCAACCAAGTGGCAATAACAGACAGCACCCGGTCCTCGATGTCCTGGTCCAGATCCTTTTCTAGTAGACCAAGCGCCCGGTACAACTGACGGGCAGTAGTGATATAGCGTAATCGTGGGAACACGGTACCGCCGGGGTGTAACAACAAAGAGGGAGCGTCAAGCGCCGCTGCTTGACGGAGTCGATCGAACAGAGCGCTGGACGCCTTCCACACTGTCACAGCGTCAGCAAGAGCAGAAGGGAGGGACTGACTAGCCAGCGCCCCGGCGATAATACGAGACGCGAGTGAACCAGCTTGCGCGTCCGACAGTACCCGCGACCATGCCAGCACACCTAGTTCGACAAGAGAGACGAACTCGGTGTGGGTAGCGTAACGCCACAGCACAGCGGCGAGTTCAGGATTATGGTTCCCTTCAAGCACAAGGCGACGTGCAATATTCAACCTCTCTGCCGTAACTGCCGCACCCCCGGATTTCGGGTCTATACCGATCCAGTCCAGCGCCGATCTAGCGGCAGTCCCGGTCATTTCCGGCAGTTCCTGTATCAGCGCTTCAATATTCAAGTACGTCTTACGCCGGAGGACGTTCGGTTCAAGCGTGACGACGTCAAATGCTTTGACGGAGAAGAATACGGCCTGCGTCGGCTCACTCGGATGGATGATACCAGCACCAAGGTCCACGACGCCTTCAACCCCGAGCAAAGTGCGAAAGATCCAGTTCCATTTGTTCGGGTTCCGCTTCGCCGCCATGCGGGTGATATTCCAGAGTCGTCCGCCGTAGCTCTTCTGCCGAGCTTGATTCGACCACTGATTGACGGCTGACTCCGGCGATAGGCTGCGATCGTCGGAGCTATCGTCGTCTTCACCTGCTAATTCGTCTGCTGCGAAATTCTGCTGCACGTAATCAAGCAGTACGGCACGGTACCTGTCGAAGTCGGTAGACGCTAGGGCCTGGATATCCGGGATAAAAGAAACACCGTGCTTCCGCCGCAGCACGGCAACGACCGGCCTGTCACTACCGTATGGTGTGTTAAGCCGCACTTGTCCGCCATATTCATCCCACACTTCGCGCAGCGGATAGGTATAGACGCCGTTGGGTGTGCCGAAAGTTGACTTCGGGTTGATACCGATACGGGTAGCCAGCGGCAGACTCGACTTCCGTTTCTGCATGAGGTCGGCCTGTGCTTTGATCAATTCGCGTTTAGTCGGTATGAATCCGGGACGCATTACAGGCGGCGGAACAGGCGTCAGATCGCGGAACGAGACGAAGATGTCCGGGTCGTCCTTGTACTGTCGAAGTGCATCGTAAATCGTAGCGCGGGGACCGCTGTCGATTGAACGGCGTTCAGCCAGGGAACGGAACGTATTCCGCTCGTTCATTTCTGCGATTTCCGCAACAAGTCCATCATCGACGGCTCTTGCTCTTTTCCGTTGCGCTGTTTATCCAATACGTCCGTCACACCCTGTGCCGGGTCGTCCGCCCCCCCATGTTGCGCGTTCCAACGGGCGAGCCTGCGGTAGAACGCCTTACCCGCGGCCGACTTCGTCCACTTCTCTACACCGGACCTGTACTGCTCCCGCTTCAGCCTGTGCGCTTTCTTAGCAGCGGCGGACAGTGTCGGATCAGGTAATCCCTTTCGATCGCGGTCGCGTTGTACCAGCCCAACACTTTCAGCGACGGGGTCTAGGTCGATCTCCGGACCTTGGATGCCCTGCGATATTTCGACGATGTACATCCGCATCGCCCTGCTGGCAACACCAGGGTTCGTGGGGCCTGCGATGGAGAGTACCAGTCCGGGGCCAGTATACTCGGGTAGTCTGTCGGGGGCCTGTGCCAACCACATCTTCGCCCCCTGCGCCACCTGCACGTAAGCCAGTCCGTCCTTGTGCTTCACCTGCAACGTGCACTCTCCCTCAGCCGGCAGTACACCGGTCAGGACACCAGAGAGAAAAACCTTGTACAGGTTTCGCACACCGGTGATCTTCGGCAGCTTCCTTTCGGACGCGCCTTCACACAACATGCGGTTGATGTCACAGTGCTCCACGATGTTCTGCCGCTTTACCCGTTGCCGATGCCCGAGCGGGCAGACGATGTCGTACTCTGACCCGTCTTGCTTCCAGTTGATCCTGCGAGCAGCAGTACCGCAGGTCGAGCATGTCAGTGGGCCGGTCATGCTTGCGGCGCCACAGGGGCTATGACAGGGGCGTTTACCGCCGGCGGCAGAGCAGTAGGAGCGCCGGCGGAATCAGACGGGACCGGCTTACGCTGCTCTGCGTTACTGAGTTCAGCTTCTACTTCGCTCCAAGCGCGCTCATAGTCGGAAGGCATCACCGCCCCCCCCCTACCAAGTCGATACTCCGTTGCACGGCGGAACATGTCACCGATTTCACTCACATCCAAACCGTATTGCCTTTTCGCCGCTGCAATCCGCGTTTTGAACTTCGCCCGCTGAATTCTGTCATTGATCCAGAGCAAACCCGCCCCGAGTCCGACACCGGTACCCAACGCAACGAGCGGTGCCGCCGTCAGCCCGGTAGCGAGTGCAACAGCACCGGCAGCACCCAAGCCCCCGGCGACACCTGCTGCGGTTACCTCATTGAGACCAGCTACCAGCGCGTCAGCGTCTGCTCCCTGCAACACGCGTTCAATCAGTCCCTGCGCCGTCCGCTGGTACCGCGTTTCCGCCGACTCTTCTTTCTTCAGCCCAAGCCGCTGCTGGACGATACCAGTCACGTAACTCCATGCCTGGTCGTCGAACTCGCTCTCTTTCTTGCCGAACTTCTCGGCAGCAGCCATCTTGGCTTCCTTCCAGTACTGTTCGACGTTCTTGACCGGCTGCCCGGACTTGCGTGCGAGCGCGTACGACATTCCTGTAGGCATCATCCACCTCCTGATTTTTTCACGATCCGGTCAACGAACGACTGTCCGCTGAAATACACCGACACAATCCCGCCGAGCGTGTAGAGCGCAGCATCGGAAGCGTCAAACATCGACATCCCGGCAACAGCGGTGATCGCTACAACAGCGACGAGGAATTTGCGGAGTCCGATCATACCGTACCTCGATCCGCGGGCTTCCAGTCTACCCGCTGCGCTATCTCGAAGAAATTGGACCCATCGCGCTTGAACTGCGGCGCCTTTGACCAGTCAACCAACCACACTTCAGTTGGGCGCACCGTACCCTCGTTAGCAACGTGCATACCGAGGTCCAACAGTTCACGCTTCTGTGTCTGCGACATCTTGCGAAGCATCTGTTTACCCGCCACTGCAAAATACGAGTACTCCCCGTCCTCTGCTTTCTCCCATGCGCGCGGTGAAACCACCTTCCGGCCCCAGTTGTAGACCCAGTCAGGTACTTGGGTCTGATCCATCTTATACCCGAACTGCGCTTTCATTTCAGGCGTAACCGTCCGGGTGTGGATCAGTTCGCCGACTTGGTCTTCGTCAGGCTGGATGTCAGTGAGTTCGGTACCGGGCACCACGAACACGTAACCTCGCCCGGTGTAAGCAGTGTTCGGCACACCGGCATAGTTACCGCCTAACGCGTATATCAGAGCGTACCCGATATCGGGCGTCAAGTACGTCCGACCGACAACAGGGTCCAGTCGGCCGCGCCCCTGTACCGCTGCTCCGGGACGAATCTCTCCCGCCTGCATGATGGCAGCGCCCCGCTCCTTCGTCGTACCGTGGTAATAGGAACGAGAGAGTTCAGACGTCGTCGCAGCAGCAAACTCTACCAACGACCGGAAGCGGGTAAGCGCCGTATCCATCAGTACAACCGCCCCAAGCCCCGGTACTTTACGCCGCCGGGCTGCCGGTTCCCGACCTGTTTCCGGTACTGCGCGTAGTTGGCTTCGACCCAAGACATGACCTTCTTCAGATCCCCCCGGACAAACTCCTTGTTCGTCCCCGGCTGTGCGACGTAGAACTCCAGCCCGTCGTTAGACTGAAGGTACACAAGATCGCGGGCTGTCTCGCCCCACACGATCACTTGGTTTTCTTCATCCCCCCAGTGATGAACTTGTGCTCCGGAAGCGCGGAACATGATCGCTTCCTTCCCATACTGCGCTTTGCCGCTACGAACCCGCCCGAATCGAAGCGCATCGCCCGGCGTAAACGCGAAATTGTATCCCCCGTGCTTTAGTTCCCGGTCCGAAAAGTACGTCGTCAGTCCGAGCCGAGCAAGGTCGCCCATTCCACGCGTAAATCCCTCACCGGCGATATTGCCTGCCGCGTCTGAGAAATGAACGAGCCACTGATTCTTGACGATCTGCTCGAAAGACATGTGCGCCCAGGTAGGGACATTTGCAGGGTCAGAGCCGGACAAGAGGCGAGAAGCGAAATCCTCCAGGTTCACGCCTGGCCAGTCATCGGGAGTGAACGGGAGCATCCTTTCAGCGTACTGCTCCATCTCACTGCCGTCACCGATCCCCTTCTCCGCCAGGGCGTCCGGGTTCACTCCCTCAATGTAGTCGAACGCTTCATATGGGAACCGCTCCATCAGTTCTGTCATCTTCTCTTTGTCCGACATCGTGAGGTACTTGCGGAGATACACGATATCGTTCGCCACAAACTCGTCGAGTGTCTGTCCGGCCAAACGGCGGAACTCGGTTTGTTCGTCAGCCTCAATCTTCTGGTGGTCGAAGTAGTCGTCACCTGTTCCCGGCTTATGCTCCTTTGACCAGACGTCCCAGTGCTTGTCGCAGAACCGAACGAATGCAGCGCCCTCGGCCCACTTCGCCTTGTGTGTTGCCGGTGCCGTGCACCCGCGCTTCATACACTTCCCGCCCGCGGTGTCAAATTCCTGTTTTGGTTTCGGCGCTTCACTCACGGTGGGCGTCCCGTAGGCCCGCGTCCGTTCTCGCGGTTCCTCGATGTGTCGCAGTACCAGAGCGACCACGGCATCCGCGAGCTTGCCTGTCGCCAGCGAGTGTACTGTCACGGTGTCTACTGTCGATGTCTTCCGCCCCGATGTTACGAAATCCAGTTCCGCCGAGTCCTGATACGGGTACAGCATCACAACGGTTCCGTGCTTGTCCGTTTCGGCCGGGCGCACAATGCGGATCTCTGCAACAGCAGGTACGCCCGCCTGGTAGATCTGTAACCGCGGTCGGATCTCGAAACGCAACCACACCGGAGCACGAGCATTGAGCTGCTGTTGCAGGTCATCGAAATACGCCCGTTCCTCGTTCCCCAACTGGACAGCCTCGGCGAGACCCGTGAACCGAGTAACGGCTTCGTCTGTCATGCAACTACCTTGATCCTTGCCGCCGGAATGGTATCACGGACAACAGGATGCACGTACTCACCACCCACACCAACCGTCGTGAGTCCGGCGACGTCCAGTTCCAGTACATCGCCGTTCGGTGCGTAATCACGTTTGTACTCCAGCGCCGCTGACAGCGTGGCGTGACAGTGAATCTCCCTGCCATCGGTACCCAGCAGAATGTTCCACGCCCGGTCAGAGTAGTATTCAGCATACCGCTCTTCCCACGCCGCTTTCGCGTCTTCGCTGGTAATCTCTCCGGATTGCACCCGGTCCAGCAGCGGACGCAGATCCTTACCGTCCCACGGCCCCGCCGTCACGTGATACACTGTTGTTGCCTCCTCCATCTCTACAAGTCGCATGAATATGCGGGTAGCAGAGTCCATGCACCTACCTCGGTTTAGCGGGAGCGCCGATCGAAAAGTAGTAGGGAGATTCCTGATCCCAGTACTGACTCTCGACTTCGTATTCCTTCCCACCGATCACGATTACTGCCCGAAGCGAGCCGCCCCGCTGTTCAAGCCCGAGGCGTGACGCTTCTGCCGACGGGATGAAGTACGTCAGACCGTCATGGTGCGTCGCGTTGGTCTGCCCTTTGTCGGTAATGAACAGTGCAGCTTTCGGCGGAGTTGCCGGCAGACCGCCCGCCGCCTTCCGGATCGCTTCCGTCAACGCGTCTTTCGGCGACATACCGGACGCCATGAGTCTGCGGACTGTGCTGTCTACGCCAGCCTGCTCGGTAATGGGAGCGGGCTGCTCCACCAGACGGACAGTACACTTCGTCGGAGACCTGCGCGTCCATTCACGCACAGCCGCCTGCTCCGTGAACGCTCTTGTGTACAGTGTTGTTTCGGTGCCTTCAGAGATCGAGTAACCCGTCGTCTGGTACTGCTTCGACTCAGCAGCCGGCAGCGGTTCCGACGGCTGTTCCGCTGTTGTTGCGGGTACCTGTACAGGGTCAGCAGCAGCATCCCGTTCGCCGACAACAAGCCAGTCCCCCCGCGCCGAAGTGAAATGGAAATACGCCCTGTAACCGTCAGTGCCCGCCTGCACACCTGTGACAGCCCCCTGTGCCAGTACGTCCCGCAAGTTGGTGGTATTAATGTGCTGGCTTATCCCAGTACAGTCGCCGACTTCAGCGAGGAAGTTACCCTTGTATGCGGTGGAGTGGATGGACAATCCACCGTTCGACCAAACGGTGACAGTATCGCCGCCATACCGCGCCCACACGGGAATCTGAGCGTTCGCTTCGGCAGGCCACAGCTTCCAGGTCTCCCACGCCGGCATTGACACGCCGACCTTTGTCGCTGCCGCAAGAACGTCCGTCGGGTGCCATATCTTGTGCCCGTCGGTATACCCGCCGTCCATCTCCTGCGCCTTGTCTACCAGCGTGTCTTCGCGGTTTCCGCCGGTTTCAGCCTTCATCATGGCGTACACACCAGGCCCCGCTGCTTTTGCCGCCCTCAGCAGACTGTCCCACTTACGGACGGTATCAACTTCACCTATTCTAGCAGCCGGCAGCAATTCCTGCACGGTACCGTGTGTCGCATATTCCTGCAACCACGCCCGCAACTGCGTCTCGTCGGCGGCATCGAGCTTGTCCCGTTCAAGCGACGAGTATTCGTGTGTAGTCGGATTGAAGACGGTCAGCCCGAGTTTCAGTGTCGCCTTCAGCCCGTTGCGCATGAACATGACGGGATCTGTGGTAAGCGGGAGCTTACCGGCGAGGAAGTCCTTCGCTGTCTTGCGGGAAAGCCGCGTTTCGTTGATGCTCCGAAGTTTGAGCGGGCACTTGTGCTGCCGTCCAGCAGGTGGGATTGCCGTCAGTTGCACGGGCACGCCCTCGACCAACTGCTTGAATCTTGTCTTCACGTCCGTCGCATCCATGGCACTCTCCTGTCGAATGTTATCCCGCAGCCCTTCTTCCAGCCCGACCCACCGCTGCCTCATCGCGACCGCTGCCGTGTCTACCTGATCACGGACGTCCCGCTCGAATGCCTCGGCGTCTTTCTCCGACTTGAAGTGAAACACCGTCTCGGGCCTGTCGATGTTGTACTGCCCACGGACGATCTTGTAGGCCCGCTGCGCCTGCCCGCCGTGTGCTACCGCAACTTTGTCGATGATCCCGCTGTACTGATCGTCAGCGTTTACACTGACGTTCCAGTGTTCGTCAGATTGACGGACGCCCTCAGACGCCGCGGGCTGCTGCAGGCTATCAGTAGCGCGACGGCCATACTTCGGCGGCTGCACGTCAAGGCGGTCACGAATCGCCCGTCGAATCGCCGTTCCGCCCGTCCCGCCGATCGTGACGTACAGGTGCAACTCAGGTATCAAGCCGGTCTGGTTCCGCCAGTCCTTCGGCGACAGCCATGCACGCACACCGCTGACACGACCCTCCGGCGTAGACAGACCCCGCAACTTGTACCACAGGTCAAGCTCTGTCTGCTCCACACGAAGAGGGAGGCCCCGCACGGCATCGTCGTCCTGATCATCGCTTCGACGGAGAGAAGCCACCGAAGACCGCACGAACACCCCGAGACCGGCGGACACCAGGTCACGCGATATCAGAGAGTCCAGCACGGTAAACCCCCGTTCCTGCAGCTTCTCGGAAACAACAGGAGCGAACGTGCTGATCCAGTGCTTCAGCCGGGGATCAGCATCGGTAACCCCGCGACCGAGATGGCTGTTCAGCACGTCGCCGACAACAGCCTCATTCAGCCGCAAACGACGGACAACCCGCTGAGCGAACGTAGCTTCCCGGAGCACTACACCCCGGCTCTGAATGTAACTGCGAGCGGCGTCGGCAAGCGCTGCGTTCATCTTGCCCGCCCCGACATTAGCCCATTCTTCCAATTCACTTTTCAGGAACCGCTCTAACGGCTTCAGGTCTTTCGTGTCGGCGAAGAATCTATCCCACCGCCCGTCCCAGATACCAGCACCCTCCCCGTTCAGTGTCAGCAGCACGTCCACCGGCGCGTCTTCGCGCATCATAACGTCTACGTCGAAGCCGTCTGCGAACTTGTGCCCCTGCTGCACCCAGGCGTTCAATGCCGTCTTGACCGCCAGCTTGAACTGCTTCCACACAGCGATCGCGTCTGGTGTTGCGACCGGCGGATTGTTGCGTGTAACCGCCGCGGTACCACGTTCCGGGTACGGGTATTCCTGTAACTCGCTTTCAACATCACTGACCATAAACCACGACACGGCATCTTCGTCTGTGACTTCCTCGTTGATGGAGCGCCCACGGGCCAACGTCGCACTCTCGTAGTACCCACCGGTATCCAGGTTCACCCACGATACGTTGCCGCGCTCATTGACGAACGCTACGTCGGGATAGAAGTTCTCCTTCTTCATCCACGCCTTAATCCCGGCAATTGTTTCGTCCCACTCGTCCCACTGCCCGAACGATTTACCAGCGTAACCAGCGATGTACGCCGACTTGCCGCGACCGATGTCGCTGATGATGATGTCAGTTTCCTGGTCGGGTTCACGGTTCTCGTTGCTGCCGAAACCTGCGGTAGGGTCAGCACCGGTATCCGTTGCCCCATCAACCGGGTCCATCGGTGGAGGAGCGGCTTCGCTGGTAGCTGCCGAAGCTGGCCGCAGGTTCACCTCGTTATGGTACTTGCTCTCGGTTTTCCCGCCCGGCCATTTCTCCCGCACCTTGTATTTCCAGCCGCCGTACTTCTCCCCCTCATAGCCGCCGATCGAGACAATCGATCCGGACATGACACTGTGTGACGACGTACCGAATGTCCCGATGTCCCACTCTACAGCGTCCCCATACTTGAACTTGGGTTCCGGGTCGTTGGTACCCTGGTATCCCTCGCCCAACGCTGCACCATTCTTGCTCCCTGCCCACTTACCCGTACCGACGCCACTCCGCATTGTAGCGACAACGTACAGGCCCGGAACACGACGAAGATCCCGGACTACAGCATCGGCCTTATCGTCAGCCACAGCGATAATCGTCGGTTCACCGTCAAGTGAAGACAATCCCCATTTCTCCGGCTGCGTGACAAACTGGAATTCGGTGCCCGGCGCGAGCGAAGCAACGGCCTGCGACGCACCACGATACGCCCTCTCCACCCTGCTATAATCGGCGTGTCGCGCCAGATAAGCGATTACCGTCATTCCGGGATACGCGATCTCTGCGTTCTCGTTCTTGATCTCCCCCGACCGGATCTGCGCCAGGGTGTCCTGCACATACTCCTCGTCAGCTTCGCGGACGTCCACATACGGTTGACCGTTGAAGACGTAAAGGTCAGCGTACAGACTGCCGGTCCACCTGCTCGGGTCGGTATGCACATCGTGGTCGAACAAGTACTCGGTTCCCTTGTAGCGGTAGAAATACGTATCACCGTCAAGATGCAGTGCCGCCTTGTCGAACGGAACCAGCGCGACAAACTGCTGCTCCGGACTAACGGTGGGGGCCTCCATCAGACGGCGAAGAACGTGCTTCGGATCGACAGACTCGTTCGCCCGCCCGAACGGTAACTCTCCTTGTCCGGGAGCTTCACCCGCGGCGTTGCTGACGCGCGCCTGATCGAGTACGGCCTGCACGGCGGAACGCAGAGAGTTGAACTCCTGTTGCAACAATACCTCTTGCTGTTCACCGGGCTTCCACACCCACTCGATCTTGACCTGGCGTTGTTTGTCTTTCGGCTGAAGCGTCACAGGATCTGCGGCAGTAATCGGCCCACCGAATCCGATCGTGAACGTCAACACCGCCGGACCGCGGGTAAACTGAATCCAGCCCGTGCCCTTATCGGCGCTCACACTATTCTGGTGAAAGCCCGCAGCGCGCAAGTCTGCCCCGATCTGGATAGCGACGCTATTGAGTGTGCGTAACGCCAGTGCCTGCTCTTCGTCATCCCACCTGTGACTCGGGACCATCTGCCGCAGCCGTTCCAGTTCGATGTACTTCTCCGTACCCGTCGTTACTTCATTGACCACTCCAGTTTCCGCAGTACGCGCCGCCAGACAACGGATAGCATCGATCTCCCGGTCCGACCGGGTACTGCCGTCTCCGCCTTCAGTATCGGACCCATGAAGCAACTGCATCAACTTGGTCTTGATGTCGAACATGAACATACTCCCGCGGCACTGGCCGCTGTGGTACGGGGTCTAATACTACAGTGCAGGGCGAAAGACTACTTCGGCTCGCTCTGCCCCTTGCCTTTTTTCTCGTCCGCCGCATCTTCTGACTCGGGTTCCGGCTCACCGTACTGCAACTGCACCGCCCGAACCGCTGCCTGTCCCGGCGTTGTCACGCTATTCGTGTCTCCGCCGTAAGGAACGAAAACGTCGTCACATCTGTCATCTACGAAACAGCAGCAGAACCTGTTGTCGGCGTGCAGCGACACTTCGACGGTGTAATCCTCGCCGTCCCGTTCCACGCCGAACACGAACACTTCACGCGCCTTGATTCTCGACCACAGTACATCAGTTCTCATAACACCCTCCTGGTTCATGTGCTGTTCCCTGCACCCGCGGCCTGCTGCGCTCCAGCGATCAAGACAGCGTCATGTTCCGCTTGTAGCGCTTCGTATACACCCAGCACCCGCAAGGCCGACGACGCCGGTGCGAACCTGCCCATCCAGTCGTTCAGCTTGTGCATTGCCGTTACACTGTCATCCAACACAGCGATCTCTTTCTGCCGCCACAGCGTCTCTACCGCGGTTGCAACGGAGGCATATACTGTCGGGATCTTGCCTTCACTGTACGTGTAGTTCAGTACCGGCCCGAACACGTCCTTTACCGCCGCATCAAACCCGGACCGGCGCCGCGTCTCTTTGATGAAGAACTCAGTCGCCATGTCACCAATACCCGGTGCGACGCCCGGCCGCATGTCATCCTCAATAGCAGCACGCCAGAGGAACGCAATCGTCGTCGCCGGAGAAATGTACCGCTTGTCTGTTTCGGCGATCAGGTCGAACACGGGGTGTACCAGACCAGACCCAAGTTTACCTTCAGTACACAGAAACGCCAGAGTACCGCCAAAATCTGACTCATACGTCCGATTGCTGTCTGACACCAGAAACGCCCGAACCAACCGCAGTATCTGAGGACGCAACTGATCCGACTGTAACTCTGTAGGGGCCACAGCAATCAGTACGTGGAGTAACGCCCTTCCAAAACTCAGTGGAAGCGACGCTTCCTTGTTAAGCGTGTAGTCCAACAGTGCCGCAGCAAACCCGCGTTGCACGCCAAGCGCGTTGATCAGCGAAAGGGAAGCCCCCGCAGCGTCCCCCCGTAAGCGCAACAACATCTGATACACCAGCGGAGCCAGAGTACTTGCTGTCTCGTCGGCAGAAAACCCGCCGCCCTTCAGTACACGGACAAGCGCATCGCGGTTGATATGCTGCTCTCGGTTCATTCCTGAACCACCGGACGACCACCAGACCAGGCCGCTGCCGGCCTGCAGCATACTGAGGTAAGCGGCGTGTGTCTGCGCACTGGTTTTGAGCGCACGAATCAAGAATGCCGCCGCCTGGCTGACTTCACCGACGGACTGGGCGTTTGATAGAAACTGCTGCACGAACGACAGCACACGGTTCAGCCGCTGCTCTGCATTCCCGTCGGTCAGCAGGTCTTGGTATTCGTCGAACGAAAGCGCCGGTGTACGGTAACGCTTGTTCTGCTCGATCGACACAACCTCGAATCCGCGGACAGACAGAAACACGCACTGCACGGGTTCGTTGACGTGAATGATACCGCCGCCGAGATCGGCAATACTCTCCCACCCGCAAACTTCACGCAGCACACGGTTCCACTTACGCGGATTCCGCTCCGCTGCCAAGCGGGTAACGTTCCACAGTTTACCGCCCACGGACTGTATACGCGCCTCGGACTTCCACCGATTCAATACCGTCGCAACAGTTTCAGAACGATCATTTGGACGCCGCGCCTTATCAATCGCAGCAGCACACGCAGGGTCTGCAAGAATACGTTTGTACGCTGCATTCCCTGCCGCAGTCAGCATGAGACTGATGTCCCGCACGTGTCCGACGTCCTTCCTTCGGCGGAGTATGTGCACAATCGGATTCTCCCCGGCAAACGGCACGTCCACTGTTCCCGTGTCTTCGTCCCACACTTTCTGCAGCGGGTACGCGTAGACGCCGATCGGGGTGTCGTACTCTGACTTCGGATTGATACCGATGCGCTCCATCGTTCTGAACGAAATGAAGATGTCGGGGTCGTCTTTGAGTGGGCGGAGAACATCGTAGATCGTGCCTCGGGGGGTACCGCTGTCTATCGAGCGCCGCTCAATTAGAGAACGGAACGCCGACGTTTCAACCGGCGGACTCATACAGCGGCGAATTCACGGATGGCACGGCGGTAATTGAGCAGTCCGGTAGTCGAACTCACCTGTACCTGTACATACTCCATCAACCGAGCCAACGCGCCCGTATCCTTTGGGCCGGACGAAGTACTCTCGACGAGAAGTAGTCCGGTCTGAAACGCCCGCTGCACATTCTCCTGCAATCCGGACTTACACGCCGCAAACCGTGGTGATTCCGAGATCGACTTCAGCACATCCGACAGCGTTACACGTATGCCTTCCTGCATACCAGACATCGCGATGCGGTCCAGTGCATTATCTTTCGCGTCTTGCACCTGCGGCTGTGCCCATGTCTTCAAGATCGCCGCCACGTCCACGCCGGGGTGCACCCGCTTCAACTTCGCGACATCAGTAGCGTCTACCTGCGCGGGGTCCGCCGCTTCACGCGCCTGTACGATCTTCAGCACGCGCGGGAGCACTTTCTTCGCCGCAGCAAACAACACAGCCAGGCCCGGCTGCGACAGGGCCTGCGCTCCGGTCGCCATCGAGATCAGCGTCGCTACCATCGGCGCCTCGGCGTCTTTGTCGGTGAACCTGTCAAGCAAACTCTGAATGGTCAGCAGGGAGTGCGAATCGAAGATCGCCAGCCGTGTTGCAAGCAGGTCTTCTTGGACAACAGGATCAGGCATCGGCTACCTCGCGGGGAAGTGCAGTGCTGCCGCGGGTTGCTCGGTCCCCGCGGCAGCACTGCGGCGGAACTGTTGCACGGCGCGCACAGCCGTACAGCAGCGGGAACACTACTTCAAGTCGAGCGCGACTTCGACCTGCCCGATGGTTCCGGCGACAGAAGCGACGTACCGGAAATCCAGAAGCTGGGAGTACGAACCGGCGGTGTACGGGTAAATCCGCTTGTGTCCGGCCGACGTATCGGACCCGACCTGCGCCGTGCAGTAGGTGTAGTTCGCGCTGATCCCGGCTGCGTTCTTCGGTATCCACGTGGCGTTGTCGGTCAGGCTCAGCGTGATCGCGCCGGTGAGGTAGTTCACCGTTCCCATGGCGACTTCGCCGCTGTACGTGCTGGACGTGAGTTCGCCGTACAGGATACCATTGCCGAACTTGTCGTAGACGTGCTTCGTGACATCTGCCGCGTTGATGTAGTAGATGTCCACCGAGAACGGCAGGATCGGCGTGTTGTTCAGCGACTGCGCCGTGAACACCACGGTTGCCCCGTCGCCGGTCCAGCCGGTGGCCTCGGACGACACAGCGGTATCCAGGTCGCCCCGGATGAACGCGTTGCGTCCGTAGCTGCCGTCGAGCGCGCGGAAGTTGTCGCGCTTCAACACGACGGGATACAGCTTCCCGACGCGCAGCATGAGGATGTGGGTAGACCAGGACGATGCGCCCTGAATCATCGGAGCCGAATGCGTCGCCGCGTTGAGATCGCCCGACACGAGTTCGTATGAGACTTTCACTGACATGATCATTTCTCCTTGTTGATACCGTCCGGATGGACGGACTTGAATTTGAACCCCCCGCCGATCTCGGACACATACTCGCGTACAGTGTACCGATCAACGATGTGGGCGTGTGCCACTTTGGTTCCGGCCATACTAGTGATCCCGTCACCCTTGCCGTCAAGGACGACTTCATGGATATGCCCGTCTTCCGGGTCCGCAGACGTCAGGGAGAAATTCAATACTCCCGGCGGAATGACTGTGTACCCAGGGCCAGGCACCTTCATCGCAGATGGAATAGTAGCAACAAATGCGGTCGTTGTCGTCTCCTGAAGAGTACCGGCCAACTGCGACTGTACCGACTCCGGAAATTCCGACACTTTCTTCGCCGCCGACTGAAGCCACTCATACGCCCGCTGATTGTCGAATACGCTCCACTGTGAAACGTTGCGGAGCAAATCGGTCAGCGTCATATCGCCTTGGGGTGCATACGCTTCGCGCTTTCCGTTCACCAACACGAACAGAGCGTTGCCCTGCGACCCGAGGACGTTGAAGTCGAACTTGGCGGGCGCCGGTGTTTCCCCCTGGCTGTCGCTGGCCTGATACGCGGTGTGCAGTAACCAGGCGCGCGATGCTTCTTCAAGCACCTTGCCGGGATCTGCGCCCGCCTCAACCAAGTCCAGCAGTTTGACAGCCGGATTCACCGGTGCCCCCCAATTCAACTACGTTACACCGTCACGCCCTGGACGATCACCCTGCACGCCGAGTTGCCACCGGGGTTGACCGTGGTGAAGTGAATCGCCGACGCCACGGTCCACGAAGAGAACGCGTCGTCGATGGTCAGGAACTGCGCCCGTTCCTGGTCATTCAGCGAAGCGCCGGCGGGACCGGCCGTCTGCATGTTCAGCGCGTTGGTGACCGGATTGGCGCCCGACAGCATCTGCACCGTATTCGCGTTTGCGCCGCAAGCACCGTCGGTTTTGATGATGGCGGCTGCGACGAGCAGGAAGTTCTCAGTCGGAGTGAGCACGAAATCCTGCGCACCAGTCGGAAGGTCCACAACGTAGCACTTCATCACGCCCGGCGCCTGCGCGCTCGGACCAGCAGCGATGATGGCGGTAGCAGTGACCTTGGTCGAACCGACAGCCCCGTTGGCGATCTTACCCGCGGTCACGGCAAGATCGTTGATCTTCGCGGTTTCGACCGCGAGTGCTGCGATCTTACCCGCGGTCACGGCGAGGTCATCGATCACCGCCGTCTCGACAGCGAGCAGTGCAAGCTGCGGCGTGTCCACCGCAACCAGCCCGATCTTGCCGTTCGTGACAGCCAGGTTCCCGATCTTCCCCTCAGTGACGGCGAGGTTGTTGAGCATCCCCTCGTCAACGGCGAGCGCCTGAATGACGGACGCTCCCGCCATGTCCACAGCCACATCACCAGCGATGGCGTGCGCCACGGGAGCAGCCCCGACACCCTGACCGAATACCACGGCGCCAGCAGCGGAACAGTCCACATCTGTCGGCGCATTCGCTACACCGCCGCACTTCACGGACCCGGCTGTGATGTTGGCGAGCTTGTCGTTCGTTACGCTGTCGTTGTTGAGCATCCCGGTTTCAACCGCGAGCGCCTGAATGATGCACGCTCCAGTTTCGTCGTTCACGATGTCGCCCGAAAGGATATGTGCAACGACAGCAACACCAGCGCCCTGCCCCATCGGGATCGCGCCCAGTCCGACGGTGGATACGTCGTAGTCCGTCGGAGCATTTGCCGCCCCACCGATCTTCATGCAGCCGATCGGGATGTTCGCTGCCTTCACATTCGTCACGGCGTCGGCGGTAATGGTGAGCGCCCCGGTGCCGTCGATCGATGCGTCCGTACCGATGACACGCGCGAGCGGAGCAGCACCTACACCCTGACCGACGATCAGTGCACCCGCAGCGAGAGCGGCGAGACTGACATCCGTCGGAGCATCGAGAGCGCCGCCGCACTTCACCGTACCGATTGCCATGTTAGCGAGCTTGGTGTTGTCCACCGCGTCGTCAGCGATCATTGCAGTCGCGATTGCACCGGGAGCAACCGACAACTTATCCGCTGTCACAGCCCCGTTGGCAATCTTGCCCGTGGTGACGGCAAGATCATTGATCTTCGCGGTTTCGACAGCAAGTGCTGCGATCTTGCCGGCGGTCACAGCGAGATTGTCGATCTTCGCCGTGGTGACGGCGAGACTCGCGAGATCGGCGGACGTGATCGTCGCGTCGAGGATGTCGCCCGTGCGGATACTGTCGGCAGGAACCGTGTCAGCACCGGTGAGAATGCCCTGTTCACGCAGCTTTTCGTCTACACTCATTTCAATCTCCGTATCGGTTGAATGTCAATACCATTTCAATCCTGCCCCTTCCCCACGCGTTAGATGTGCGTGAATACAGAGCGGATTTGCGCGCATAATATCCGCCTCTGTTACGCGTGTCGATCCAGTATAAATACCCTATTCTCGAATTGTACCACGATAATGTAGGGGGGGAGAACTGGTAAAATGTAGGAAGAGGGACCGCTGTAATCGAACGTGAGTTTCCCGCACCGACCGGGTAGCGGTGCTGTGCTGCGCTCCAGAGCTTACATTATCGCGGTACACAACTGTATGACCATAATGCGGTGCAGTTCAGGTTGTGTTGTGTGACACACCTCGAATGCAGACTTCTGCTATTTTCGGAGCAGGACGATGTCACGCAGTCGGGACAGGAACCGCGCTGCGGCGCGACGAACACGCTGGAAGGTTGAAATGTAGTACTGCTGTGACTGACTTGGCAGCATGAGCCGTCGGGGTCTGCGCCCTGTACTCTCTCCCAGTTTGAGGACCGCTATACGGACCGCTTCGTCGTGCGTAACCGCCTCCATAGGGAAAGAAACAGGGATGATCGTCTCCGTCTGCCGCCCTGAAGGGTCGGCCTGCTGAAACCGGACATGGAAGGTGAGTCCGTCGTACTGATAGACCGACGCCTCCGACTCTCCTCCCACCGTGCCAATCATGTAGATCGACACAGGCGTAAGTGTAATAGCGCTTCCGTTCTGCATACGCATCTGTTCTCTCATCATAGGATACTCCTCCCTTCCTGTTGAACCATCAATCAAATCGGTGCACCGTTCCCCGGCTTTCAGCTATCTTGTCCCGCTCATCGGACGCCCATTGAAACGCGAACATCTCGATCAACTGCAAAGCGCACAGGAACGGCGATCCTATCAACAACAATACGACAGCGAGTACCAGGTCGCAGGCAGCGTCAACCCATGTACCGAATACCCGCTGCATCTGTCTCACCACCAAAGTGTCTAACGTCTTTATGCCCTTGCAACTTAATACCGTTCGCCGTTTGCGGACCAGAACAAGATCGCATGCGGTTACAGCGTATGCGAAGATAGCGTAACCATACAAACCACCAGATACGCCGTTCATCCACGACACGTCGTAGCGCACTCCAACACAAACAAACGCGGCGAAGACACCGTTTGTCAGGAACCAGGCGACAACCCATTTGATACGCTGATTCATGTAATCACCGGGATTCCGTCTGCACTTCGATGTACGAGATTGCCCCAAACAACAGCGTTGGTACGCTCGGCGATACCCAGATCGAAGGAGAATGGAGCATATTGCGGGAATATAGATCGCGGGCGCTGCAGCACGATGTCCTCGTAGTCAGTGCCCCGGCTGTCTGACGCCACAGAATCAACAGCGGACCGCTGCAACACCGGCACACGCAGATGACGAGGCAATACGCCGCGAGTGTAAGCCGCGCGCTTGTCTGGATACAGGATTTCGAGAATGGCCTGCACCTGCCACCAGAAAATCCGGTTCAACGGCGGCGCTTGGGAGAGCATCTTACGCAAGGCGCGCCTGCCACTTCTTGCCCGCGACCAGACGCCCTTCACCTCGCCGCTCGATGCCCTCAAGGAGCGGGACGGGGTTCCCGCCGTCGGGCTGCTTCTGCTCCAGGTGCTTGAACAGGGCCTCGGCCGCGGCGTCCGTGTCCGTGCACCCCGGACTCTCTTTAGTACCAGCGTGCCAGCCCACCGTTGGCGAACCGGGCAGGTCAGTGTACTGCAACAGAATCCTCATCCCGTAGCGGTACGCCAGCGACTCCCCGCACAACGCACACTTCGGCAGTTTCCTTCCCATCTCATTCACCGCCTACCCTTATCTTCGACCGGAATAACTATCCTACCGCCGTGTTTTTCGACAAGCCGCTTCAGCTTCTCCAGGTCCGGGTCATCCACAGTATCGTAGATGAACATCCGCTGCACCTGCCCCGTATCCGTGTGTACCCCGCCTCTGTCGGCAGGCATCAACTCGTGAGCCATCCAGCAAAACACACTGCCGTCGTCGTGCCGGATCAGGCCGCCGCCTCTTTCCACTGTCTTCACGACGCCAACGCGGCAAGCCGGACCTGTGACAGTAGGCTCCAGCATGACGCGCATTCCGATTCTCATGTCTTTGTATTCCATTTCTTCTCGCTGCCCCCCTGCACTACTAAGACGTGCCACCCGCCCTAACTATTACGGCTTCACCCCCAAGAGATCGAGCAGTTGCTTAGCCAGTGCGCAGGCTTCGGCCTGCGGGCTCAGCAGCACCGCCCGGCACAGGGCAACGATCAGTTTGAGCCACACGCCATCGGGCCTGCCGTCTCTCACCAGCGGCGGGATGCTGACGACAGGTGCTCCGTACCACGGGCCATCCTGCCCCCACGGGCCGACCATCCGGTCTGCGTCCCTGCATCCATAAAGCTGCGCTGCCATCACACACCTCCCTGCGCCTCTGGCGCGTTGGTTGCATTGTCTGCCTCGGCCTCTGCCTGCAGCATGACACACGCCGCGCAGTCCAGTGATTCGCCGTCTTTGTCCACCGGGCAAGGCCCCGGTTGGCACCAATCGACGGCGCACATCTGCGCTAGCCTCGCGCTCACCCGCCGCTCACGGACAAGGGCAGCGGTCAGGCGGGCGATCTGCCTCGTTTTGCACTCCAAAGACTCGCCCCACCAGCCCTCGACCGTGGTTGACGAGTTGCATTTGTAGATCACGGCATAGCCGCCGATTCTCTCGCAATGGGCGGCCGCTCCGCACTTCGGACAGGTGCTCATCTTGCCCTCCTGCATCCCTGCTCCGTGGTGAACACGCCCCCGGTTGCGGCCATTGCCGCTCGCAGCGGTGCCCAGTGGTGATGATTGTCGCACGTCTCCCACAGATCCACGAGCCGAGCGCGGACCGTCTCCACCGGCTCCTCTACCAGTTCAATCGTGATCCGGTACTTGTGGACTTGGACATCGCCGTTGAAACTGGACGGGCAATCCTGTCGCCACTGGCCGACGCTGTAATCGTTCGGCCTGCGGAACGTCGAGAACTCCCACCGCGTTTGCTCCGGTTCCGGCTTCTTCCTGCTCATCTCGCCCTCCCGAATTCCACGACCCAGACAAGGGGGTCCAGATCCCACGAGCCGACGCCGTGGATGTACTCCCACAGGTACGAGTAGACCTCGACCGGCCCGTCGTTCACCCGCCCCGATCCGGGGATGTCGTACCATCCGCCACCCGCCCGGTAGCAGATCTGGTATGGCTCAGCCACGGGGCACCTCCTCTCCGTCCTCGATCTCCACGCACGAGCAGAACTCAGAGAGCAGCCGGAGGCAGGGAATGCACAGGTCCGTCCGCAGCTTGTCCCGCAGTTCCACCGGTTCCGTCATTTCCCACACCACCCGCAGAGCGTCGATCCGCTCGCAGACGTCGCGTTTGAGTCCGGTCCAGTCCGGCTTGTCGTTGGTCGCTGCCATCTACTTCACCTCCCCGTCATCGCCCGAGCGGACCTCCAGTTTCAGATCCTCGCGCTTCTCGGACTGCCAGTGCAGGTGCTCCCATTCAGCATGCGTAATGATGTCCGCGAACACCAGCGCCTGGATGAAGCCACGGCGGTACTGATAGGCGCGGGCACCGTCGTGGTTGAGCCATGCGATCAGCTTGTCTCTGCCGAGCATCCTACTCCTCCTCGCCCTTCCGGGCCGTTGTGAACTCTTCGATATTATCGAATGGTTGCTGCCAAGGGTCGCCACGTCTCAAGCGGCCTTCGGAGCAGCACTTCGGCCTCCAGATGCCCGAAGCCGCCGCGCTCTGCGATGCGTTCCGCGGACTGGTCCCTGCCGTATTTCGCAGCATACGCCTGCCACACCAGTAAATGCTCCGACCACGCAATCGAGCCCGGAGGGAATCCGGCTTCGGCCTGCACGGGGGCACGCCGGTCCCTCGCCCGCAGCCTCACCGTCTCGTCCCGAGGCTCGGGCCGGGGGTTCTCCTCGGCGCGCGGGCGCTCGATGTCTTGCGGTGTCAGGGTCATGGCTTCACCGTCCTTGCTGCGTCTGCCGCCTGTTCCCGCAGCCACGCCGGGAAGCGATTGACCGCAAGGCGCTCTAACCACTCCATCATGCCCTTCATGCGCTGGATCTGCCGTTCGTAACAGTCCGGCGTGCGCTTGCCAGTGTCGTAGCTGCCGCAGTTCCACGTCCCGCCCCGGTGGCCCCGTGTGCCGCGCCTTGTGCGGTTGGCCCCCGCGTTGCAGTGGGGGCAGTGCACCGGGATCATTCGGATGGTCGTCATGGCTTCACCGGGTGCGTGATTGTCGGGCAGTCGTCTCTGTGGGGCGCCGGCTGGCTACTGCCCCACAGCCCACAATAGGCACAAGCCATGACCTTGTGGGCAGCCGTGCTCGGGCGCACTGCCGCCCTGTCCCTCGCTCCGACGCAGGCCGTCAGCCGGGCGATCTCGATACGCAGTCCCGACGCCACAATCTCCGCCTCACGGGCGAGGTCGCACTGGTGCGCCAGCATCGCCGCATTGTCGGCCAGGTCGGCGCGGAGCCGGGCGATCTCCTGCGCCGCAGCGTCCACACCGGCCCCGAGCGCCAACGCCCCGCAAACCACGCAGCACCCGTCCTCGTCCACCGCTACGTCCCACCCGCATTGCGGGCACAAGCTCCGGTTGGTGCTCATTCGGCCTGCTCCTTTCGGGCCTGAGCGGACCCCATCACCGTAAACTTGCGACACCGCCACTTGCTCCCGGCGCGGTGCACGTCCGCCGCCAGCGCACGCACACGGATTGGATCGGTCATCCCCTCCGCCGTGGGGCACAGGTACCGCCCCGGGTGGCACTCCGTGTCGGCCGTCGAAAACCACGGCGCCGCGTACTCCTGCCCGTCCTCGTACGCGGGACCACCCATTGTTGGCTGTCCGCGGGTGCGGTATCCGATCACGTGCTCCCCGTCGGGCGCAAACCCAGCCGTATCGCCGTTGGGCGCCCTGGACGGATCGAGGCAGGTTTCGCTGAGGTCCGCCCCGCTGAGGTTCGCCCCGCGGAGGTCGGCCCCGCTGAGGTCGGCCCCGCTGAGGTCGGCCCCGCGGAGGTCGGCCCCGCAGAGGTTGGCCCAGCTGAGGTAGGCCCAGCGGAGGTCGGCCCCGCGGAGGTTGGCCCCGCGGAGGTCGGCCCAGCTGAGGTTCGCCCCGCGGAGGTTCGCCCCGCGGAGGTCGGCCCCGCAGAGGTCGGCCCAGCTCCCCGTGCCGACGTACAGCCACTCGGCGTGGTCGGCCTGCACTCGCCGTAGGTCTATCATTTACCCCTCCAGTACGAGGGGCAGATCCGGCGCCCCCGCCAGCGGCCCCCACTCGATCTCGCCGCTCCGGCCGATAAAGGCCATGCCGTAGCAGGTCCAGGGGCCGCTCTCGCCGGGCCGCACCCGA